CAATCGTTGCAAACAAAATCGGTGTCAATGTCTCAATGTTACTTGCTATTTGCACAGTAGAAAGTCGTCTAAAGAATGTCAATAACTTTGACGATCCACGAGGCGGTAGCCACGGTGTATGTCAGATCAACGGGAAGACAGCTAAGATGCTTGTACCCCATCTAGACATTCTGGCATTGCAACAACCATCGGTAAACGTAAAGGTTGCGGCTCTTTATTTGAAGCAATTACAAAAGCGATATATCTTTGACGAGCTTACCATTGCAGCATACAATACAGGTTCACCAAAGTATAGAGGCGATGAGCTTATCAATCAAGCTTATGTGGATAAAGTAGAAGCTATTAGAAATACTTATGACACGAATTAAATACACAAAGAAAGCTGAAGTACTTAGATCTCAATCATTTTTATGTGGCACTGTAATTGCTAGTATTACAATTTTTCCAAGTACTCTTAAGTATGCAATTTCAACAGATAAAAAAACTTTAAAAACTGGAACAGCAAATACATTAACTTCCTTAAAGAAGAAAGCTAAATTAGCAGCTAAGGAACTTGGAGCTAGTTTCTTAGACGAAGTTCGTAACAGCGGAAAAACGGAGAGGTTTAAGATATGAAAACAGATCATTTATATAAACACAAGAATAACATTGACGTAGCGTTTTCACCTAGACATATTGAAGAGCTTGACATTGGAATTGTATGTGTTGGTTTTTGGTGGCGCGTTGGGAATAATGAAATGCCTAAGCTATTAAAAAACGACACAATTACAATCCATAATGATGACCTTGATCAATGGGAATTGTATGAAGAATAACAAACAACAAGTAGTTGACTGGCTCATTAATAATGATGAACTAGTACGCGACATCATTAGAAAGACTACTGAGCAAATCAAAGATGTTGACAGAGAGTTCATGGATGAAGCCAAGGATCAACAAGTGGATGAGATCACTAGAAACTTGTCGGATGAAATAGGAAGAAATTTAGGATTGACGAATGAAGATTTAGTGGGTAATATAGATAAAGAGACTTTGAAGAAGTTTTTGGAGGTTCTATGAAGTATAATCTTGGAGATAAAGTACGAGTTAAGAGCGAATTACAAGTTGGCGTAGTTTACGGTTCTAATATTTTTGTTGAAAGTATGGCGAATCATTTTGGTAAAGGAGCAATAATTACTCACATTGATCGTGGTAATGGTTATATTCTTGATATAGATGAAAGTAGATACACAGAAGAAATGCTAGAACCTTTTTTCAAAAGTAAAGAAGATGTAGTAAACAGACCATCACATTATACACAAGGTAAAATTGAAGTAATTGATTTTATTGAAGATCAAAAACTCGATTTTCGAGCAGCTAATGTTGTAAAATACACTTGTCGTGCCAGATACAAGGGCAAAGAACTAGAAGACTATAAGAAAGCTAGATTTTATTTGGATAGATTGATTAAAGAATTGGAGAATAAAAGTGAGTAATCACGAACCTAATTGTATTTGGTTTCCATGTACTTGTGGTGGAAAAAAGAAATGACTGATTTATTAATCATATCATACAAAGCTCAATGTGCTTGGGTAAGTCGTCGCATCCATGACAAGACTAAGAAGTATTACTTCGACTGGACTAGTGAATATATCTTGTCCAAGTTCCCATACTTCGACACACCTAAAAAGCTTGAGAGATATTTGACATGGGATAAAATGATGCCCGGTCAACAGGAAGCCATTGACATGTTTGCAGAAACTTATTACAATTTAGAGAAGAGATTTGAGGATGGATACAGTAACTCAGATCCAATAGAGAGGATTGCATAATTATGATAAGAGGATATAAAGCGTTTGATAAAGATCTAAAATGTAGAGGACTTCAGTTTGAAGTTGGTAGAGAATATTTTATCATAGGAAAATTAAAGATTTGTAACAATGGATACCATTTCTGTGCTAATCTTTTAGATGTATATAACTATTATACAAAAGAAAGTTCTACTAGAATTTGTGAAGTAGAAGCTATTGGTTCAATTGAAACAGAAAGTGATAAATCTGCTACTTCTCGTATTAAAATTATTAGAGAATTAAGTTCAAAAGAAATTTTGGATGTTGTGCTTAAAAATAATAACTCCGGCTACGGGAACTCCGGCGACGGGAACTCCGGCAACAGGAACTCCGGCGACTGGAACTCCGGCGACAGGAACTCCGGCAACAGGAACTCCGGCGACTGGAACTCCGGCAACAGGAACTCCGGCTACGGGAACTCCGGCTACGGGAACTCCGGCTACGGGAACTCCGGCAACAGGAACTCCGGCAACTGGAACTCCGGCAACAGGAACTCCGGCTACGGGAACTCCGGCTACGGGAACTCCGGCAACAGGAACTCCGGCGACTGGAACTCCGGCGACGGGAACTCCGGCTACTTCAATACAGAAATTCCTTTGTACTTCTTTAATAAACCATCAACAATGAAATATACAAAAGAACTTGAAAGTAAATTGAGAAATTTAAATGTTAAACCTATTCTTACTTGGGTTTCTTTATCAAATATGACAGAACAAGAAAAGAAAGATAATCCATCTTCAAAAATTACAGAAGGATTTCTAAGAAAAACTGATAGAATGGATTGGAGAAGTCTAACAGATTCTGATAAAGAGTTTATTAAATCTTTACCTAATTTTGATAACGAAGTATTTATGAAAATTTCAAATGGAATATCTTTATTGAAAAATCAGATTAAAGTAATTGTAAATGGTGTTGAAAAGTTTTTAGACGAAGATAAAGCAAAAGAATTGGGGATAATCTAATGAGACCACAAGACGAAGACTTTGAGAACGGTAGAAGTTACGGAATGGAAGAACTTAAACATAAGCTAGAACAATACGCATCTGATACTTACGATAGTAGAATCATTGAGATCATATACAATGCTTTATATCATGCAACAAAGGATATAAAATGAAGAAGACAAAAAAGATCCGTCCTTATAATGTGGAAGGTGTTTATGTTTTATCTAAAGATAAAAAACTATTACACGGTAGATCCGATGGAGCTATTGTAGAAGTTACTATGGAAGATTTAGAACGAATCTATTTATATTCTAAACAAAGAAAAAATCAATTAAAAAAACATTTTAAAAATAAACAATTAAGAATATTTGTAGTAAGATTAAGTGAAGATGTTCAATTCATTGTAGATAATCGGAGTAAAAAATGATTAAGAAGAATGTTATTGTATCAATTACTATAGTAGAAAACAAGTCAGAAGAAACTGTACTAGAACTCAAGTCTACTAACGATCGTACAGAGATTGCATTAGAACCTAGACTTAGTAAGCTAGTACTGAACATCGACGAGCTAAAAGATGCTATTAGAGAGGTTGAGAACTTCTCACTGATGAATCCTAGTGATGCACAAAAGAAGCAAGTTGAGGTAATAGAAAATTCAATGATTGTTGAAATTGGTGTTGACGACTAGTTACGACTTTAAGGAAATTATGAATACAGAACTAGAATATTACAAAAGTGCATTATCAGCAAAACAACAGCACTATGAAGCTGTATGTAAACGTCTTCAACAATTTAAACAAGCACTAGAAAACATTCGCGACAAACAAGTACTAAACGGAAATGTAGTTGTAGACTTGGATAATGAATTAACTGATGCGATGAGAAATATTGTGATTGAGACTTTGAAAAATAGTATTGACTAGATTTAGATGATTTGATAGACTATATATGGGATGAAAATCCTCGAAGTCACCTGTTGCAGTGGTGAGATTGGTTAAGCAACTATTCCGGTATGATGACGGGCCGAGTACCTAGAAAAGTCATCACTTTTACAACAAGGAGAAACAACATGGATCAAAGTAACAAACTTCTATCAGATCTAGTATCTTTTCGTACATATGCTAAGTACTTACAACCATTGGCTCGTCGTGAAACTTTAGAAGAAACTATTAACCGTGATATGGTTATGCATCTTGAAAAGTTTCCAAAACTATCTCAAGACATCATCAAAGCTTTTGACAATGTTCATGCACTTAAAGTCATGCCATCGATGCGCGGCCTACAGTTTGCCGGAGACGCCGTACTAAAAAACAATATTAGACAATACAATTGTTCGTATCTTCCTATCAATGATATTCGTTGTTTTGGAGAAACCTTGTTTCTTCTTCTATCTGGAGTAGGCGTTGGATTTTCTGTACAAAAATCTCATGTTAATCAATTAGGTAAAGTACAATCCCCAAGAGAAGAAGGCACTTACGTTGCCCACGATAGTATCATTGGTTGGGCGCAAGCTTTAGATCAATTGATTGACGCTTACTTCCTTGGAAGGATTCGTCCTGTATTTGATCTTTCTAATATCAGAGCAAAAGGATCTTACCTTGTTACCACAGGTGCAAAGGCTCCCGGCCCGGAACCACTACGAGTAATGCTTGCTGAAGTTGAACGTAGACTTAAGCTTGCTATTGGTAGACGCTTGTCACCGATTGAAGTTCACGACATTATTTGTATTATCTCTGATTGTGTGTTGTCTGGTGGTATTCGTCGCGCAGCAACTATTTCTCTGTTTGATAGAGACGATACAGAGATGTTAAAATCAAAGTCTGGGGATTGGTGGACAAAGAATCCACAACGAGCTAGAGCAAATAACTCAGCAATTCTTCCTAGATCAGAAGTTACAAAGGAAGAGTTTGACTATATTTTTAAGATTCTACAAGAGAGTGGAGCGGGAGAGCCGGGAATTAGTTGGACTAATAATACAGATTGGGGGTTTAATCCTTGTCACGAAATTAGCCTAAGACCTAATCAATTTTGTAACCTCACTACTATTAATCAAACAGGTATCAAGACCAAAGCAGAGTTCTTGAAGCGAGTTCATTCTGCAACATTACTAGGAACTTTACAAGCAGCATATACAGACTTTCCTTATCTTCGTCCTATTTGGAAAGAGACAACAGAACTTGATGCTCTTATTGGTACGTCGTTTACAGGTATTGCAGATGCTCACGGACTCATTACAAACGAGTGGCTCCAAGAAGGTGCCAACCTTGCACTAGAAATGAATGAGCGTTACGCTAAAAAGATTGGTATTAATCCAGCAGCTCGTGTTACTACATTGAAACCAGAAGGCACTTCTTCGTGTGTACTTGGCTCTGCATCAGGAATTCACGCAAGACACAGCGAGTACTACCTACGTCGTTTCCGTATCAACAAGAACGATAGTCTAGATAGTTATCTTCGCAATGTTATTCCAGATCTAGTTGAGAATGATTTGTTTTCAGCAAGTGGATCTGTAGTAACTATCCCACAAAAGTCTCCAGACAATGCTATTACCAGAGAAAAGGAAACAGCACTTGATCTATTGAATCGTGTATATGATTACAATACCAATTGGGTATCCGTTGGTCATAGAAGTGGCGACAATAAGAACAATGTATCTGCAACTATTTCAGTTAAGGATAATGAATGGGAGCAAGTAAGAGAAAGCATGTGGGAAAACCGTCACCTGTATTCTGGTATCTCACTTCTTCCTTATGATGGTGGAAGTTACCAACAAGCTCCATTCGAAGAGTGTACAAAAGAAACATATGAAAAGTATATGGTACTTGTTAAAGAAATTGACTTGACAAAGATAGTTGAAACAGAGGACAATACTAATAAGACCGAAACTGTAGCTTGCAGCGGAGGCGTGTGCGAATTAACAAGTATTTAAATTATGGAAAAACAAAATAAAAAAGAAATATGGAAATCTGTTGTTGGTTTTGAAGGTTTATATATTGTTTCTAATTTTGGTAATGTAAAAAGTTTAGATAGAATTGTTAAAACAAAAACAGGACAAAGATTTTATAAAGGTAAGTATATAAAACCTAGAGTTATTGCAAATAATTATAGACAATTAAGTTTATATAAAAATGAAAAAAAAGCGTCACCACCAACTTTTATTACATAGAATTGTAATGGAAGCTTTTATTGGAATAAGTGATTTGTCTGTTAATCATAAAGATGGCGACAAATCAAATAATAAATTAGAAAATTTAGAATATTGTACTGATTCTTTTAATGAATTACATAAATACCGGGTTCTTATAAATAAAAAAAGAGGCGCATATTTAGATAAAATCACGGGAAAATATTATTCACAACTTCGTTATCAAGGGAAAATTATTCCATTGGGTGTATATAATACAGTTGACGAAGCACATAATGCATATTATGATAAATATGTAGAACTTTATAACAAGGAGCCTTGGTATCACAAGAATTAACGTAGTCCCTACCGCAGAACTTACGACCAAACATTTAGTAGCTGAGTATAGAGAGATCACAAGACTTCCAAATAACTTGCGACAATCCCTATCCCGTACAAAGCTTTTTAGTATGTCAGAAATTCCTAGTACCTATGTATTAGGAACTGGGCATGTAAAGTTCTTCTACGACAAGATGCTATTCTTACAACGTCGTTTTGAAGATCTAGTCAACGAAATGCTATCTAGAGGATACAAACCTACATACAAAGATAGTAGTATCTTTATTCCAGAAAACAAGGCATTCTACAATGACTATGTTCCAACAGAAGAAGCAATGAGACTTAATAGAGAACGCATCAATGAAAGACTTGGACTTTAAAAAAGTCTTTGACATTCTATTTCTTTTGTATTATCCTATTAACGAGGTGATGACATGAAACTTTTTATTGGCGATATTGTAGAGATTATTAGCGATAATTATTTTGGATTCCCAAAAGGTGATAAAGGAAAGGTTGTTGGTGAATTAAGATCATCATATGAACTTGAGTTTAATAATTTTCCACAATCTCTTGGCATGATAGATGTTTCTACTAATGTAAAACTTATTAGTAGACAATTTCAACTTAATGATCGAGTTTTTTATACCGGAAACGACATAAGATTTAACAGTCTTGTTGGTAATATAGTTTCATGTGGAATGAGTGATTGCGTTGTATCTTTTGATGCGCGTCTTTCTGTTTCTGTTGTTCAAAAAATTGAACTGGAAAAAATTATGGCTCCATCTACACAAAGCCAAACTCCTCTACACACGTACAATGGAGCTGGCGGAATAATCGGAGCGGCTCAACAAGCGATACAAACAGCACAACAATATTATAGTAACTCCGGCGGATATTCTGGAACTTTAATTGGAATTGATCACGAATATTTTAAGAAAGAAACAAAAGAAGTTGGATGTCAACATGAATGGCGAGACTACATCGGTCTAAGTAAACGTATGGACATCTGTACAAAATGTCCAGCTTCTAAAAACGAGCGAGGTATTTATGAGTAATGTAGAAAAAGAATACACAATCAACGGAAAAGTTTACCGCTTAGTCGAGGAAGAAAAGAAACCTGAGAGGCTTGAGGGTTATGTTTTTAACGATATTTTTTGTTTAGCTAAAATGGGTGGAGCATGGATAAAGGTTGTTGAAATTAAAGAAGGCGAAGTGATCGTGAGTAGGGATGATGTTATAGCATTACTAGAGAGATACTATTTTAGTAACAACAATATAGGTGCGGTATTGAAAGAGTTGGGGCTTTAAATGCTAAGTGAATATACAAAAACAGAACTAGAAATAATGGAAATGTTATGTATTGATTGGCTTCAATGGGGAAAAAACTTTGATGAACATAGAGCTGAGAGCACATTGAAATATATTTCATATCTTAAAGATGAAATTAAAACACTCCAATCCGAAAACGATCGGCTGAAAGATAAGTTGGAGATTGCTGTTAAGGCTTTGGAGTCAGTAGGGAAAAATATAAGACACGATTGGCATGATCGTGTTTGTGGTCAGTCAAGAGGATGCTGTTGTTCTGATAATGAAGCAGAGTTAGCACTCGAACAAATAAAGGGTAAAAAATGAATAGAGAAGAGTTGGCAAGAAAATACAGCCACGTTCACCATGATGTATGTACTGATTGTTTTGCGCCTGACATTGATAGAGCGTTTAAGGCTGGATATGACTCCAGACAATCCGAAATCACCGCGCTTGAAGCGAGGGTGAAAGGGGCTGAGGATTTACTTATTCAAATTAAGTTTGCAATCATCAATGAAGCTCCAGATACAATATGGTTAGAAAATTGTTGCACTGTTGTTGATGGCATTGATTGTTACCTCGCAAGCCGTGGCAATTTGTCACAGATTGGAAAAGAATGAACGAAGTAATTATTGTAATACTATATTGGCTCGGAGAGACTTTTGGATGAGGTATATAATAGCTTTTTGTATACTATTATGTAGTTGTACAGATTCTCCTATCACACCTTATCTAAGTATCGAATCAGGTTACGAAAAGTACGTAACAATGTTTGAAGAGAAGTCCTACACCATAAATAACCATATCAAAGTCAATTCTTTACGTGTATTCTCAACTAGAGATCTTGGTGGTACTATCATTGCTCAATGTAGAACCTATTATGGAATGACTCCAACCATTGTTATTAGTCTACGACTTTGGAATACCTTAAACGACATAGAAAAGGAAATGGTATTCCTACATGAAGGTGGTCATTGTCTATTACATAGGAAACATTTAGACGATGTTAATGAAAAACTAGAACCAGTCAGTCTTATGTCATCTATCTTATTCTCACAAGTTTTGTACACAAATAATAAAGAATATTATATTAAAGAACTTTTTGAAAATAAACCTTGACAAGCTTATAAACGACCTATAAACTAATATAGAAGGAATCTTAAATGACATTAAATAAAGCTTTATCAATCGGACTGATCCTATCAATTGTAGGAATCGGTGTATCACATTATAAAACCAAAAATCCAACATTACCAACAGACGCTCAACTAGCTTCAACTACTGCTATGATTACCAATCTAAAAGGTAATAGTGGCGGAACTGGTGTTGTACTAGCAAGCGGACCTTTTGTTAGCTCTGTATTGACTAACGCACACGTGTGTGGCGTGGTAAAAAATGGCGGACTAGTAACTACGGACAAGCATCGAGCAACAGTTACATCATACAAAGTATCTGAAGTTCATGATCTATGTCTAATTACAGTGAATGCTAATTTAGAGATCAAGACTGAAGTAGCTACTGACGCTCCTCACTTGTACGAACCATCTATTGTATCTGGTCATCCATCTTTACTTCCAACTCTTATTACTAGAGGAATTTTTTCTGGACATGCTGTTATTGATGTAATGACAGGCATGAAAAAATGTACAGATCAAGATTTTGAAGATGGATTAGGAATGCTGTGCGCTTTCTTAGGTGGAATTCCAGTCATCAAGACGTATAACACTGTAGTATCTTCGTCATTGATCATGCCGGGAAGTTCTGGAAGTGCCGCATTTAATGCTGAAGGAAAGATCTCAGCTCTTGTATTTGCTGGATCTGGACAAATTGGATACTCTCACATGGTTCCGGTTGAGTACATCAATAACTTTTTGAAGAACGAACTTCCATCTTTGACTGCCCAACAGCCTGTAGACGATCTATTAAGTAAGCTACAACTTAATGCGGAAAAGAAGCTAAGAGAAACTTGTAAAATACAAACAAATACAGAAGAATACGAACTAGTTTCTAAGTATTGTAAATACGTAACTACAGATCTAGTTCATTACGAAGAATAATGTAACCCAGTAGGTAGAGAAGGGGTAGGGAGAAATCTCTGCCCTTTTTTGTTAGGATAAATATGAACTTCCCAAAAGAATGGCTCGACTATAATGGACTAGTACTCCCACAACCAAATGATGGACGACCTTGTGACAATGGTGTAATGTTTACCAGTGTTGCTGTAGTATTAGGATACGACTTTCCAAACTATAAGGAACTGGTGAAAGAATGCTATTTGAAACCCGGTCTTTTTGCTAGATGGAAAGGTAATGACTACGATCAATCAGCTTGGGACGATTACTTGGCGGTTGCAACAGCTTGTATCTACCTAAAAGAAACTGGCATTCCTAGAGACATTCTTTGGTATGGAATTACACACGCATTTATTTACGACACAGATAAAAAAGTAGAAGGACGAGACTTCTTGTTACGTAACTTCCCTATCTGGCCTTTGATGATGGTAGCTGCGTTCCCATTCTTGAAATATCCAATGTACCCACTACTTTGGTTAGTACAAAAATTCTTTAAAGATCCTTTTGAATTGATCCAACAAAATGATACTAGTGGATTCCAATTACAATGGGTATATCTATTAGGATGTCATTTATTAGGATTCAACTTCAATTACTTACTTCATAACCTATATAAACCTGTAGCTTTTCATTTTTATTATCATAAAAATCATCCTTTTAATAATATATAGTTGACAATTTGTATAATTGCTGCTATTCTATTGTTGAGGTAATTATGAAAACTTTTCAAGGAATAGTACAGTCAGGTAAACAGTTCGAACCAACTAAAAGCGAAGCTAGAGCTTACACAAAGCTACAACCCGGAGTATACACTACTCATTTTAATGGAATGAGTAATGAATTTTGGTTTGAAGAGTTCAGCAATAATCATGACAAGATCATCGATTTACCATCACCAGAATATCAAAAACTAACAAAAGAAATGACTACATTCCTTCATCCTGAAACTCGTGCAAAGTTTGAGGATAAAGGCTTTTTGTATAAACGTTCCGCACTTCTATATGGAAATCCGGGAACAGGTAAAACAGTACTAGTAAACCGCGTAATTCAAGAAGTGATCAAAAACGGTGGAGTAGTGCTCTTTTCACAAGATCCAAGGCTCCTTCCAAAAGCATACTCCATATTAGATGATCTTCAACCAGATACAATTACAATGGTTGTATTAGAAGAGTTTGATACTATCATTAGACAATATGGAGAGTCTATCCTTCTTAATCTTCTAGACGGAGAAATCCAAAAACAGAATGTTATGTATTTGGCTACTACAAACTACCTACAAAAAATCCCTAAGCGTATGATCAGACCGGGACGTATGTCCTCAGTCATTGAAGTTAAATACCCTAACACTCAATGTCGTAACCAGTACTTCTCTCTTAAAATGGGAAAAGACTTTAAAGACCTTGATAAATGGGTAGAAAAAACTAATGGATTATCTGTTGACGAATTGAAAGAAGTAGTGCAATCTGTATATATCTTCGACCAAAAAATCGACGATGTTGTGACAACAATTAAGAAAACCAGAGACTTCTCTGAAATCAGTATGTCTGATGATTTAGAAGACGATGACAGTCCACTTCAAGGATACAGATAGGAATAAAATGCCTAATAGATTATCACACTCAAGCATTTCCCGTTGGCAGCAATGCCCAACAAGCTGGAAAAATCATTACGTAAATCGTATCCGCACCACTAAAAGTAAGGCGGCACTTCTATTTGGAACTGCTCTTGATAAAAGTATCTCTGCTATTCTCGAACAAGTTGATGATCAAACCGGAGAACAGATCTTCGACCAGTACTGGAGATTTCAGTACGTAAATGGTAATCAAGAATACATCCCAACTTTATCAAGTCTTGTATATGCTAAAACTGATTTTGATGAAGAGCTTGTATCTGATGAAGGTTGGTCCAAGATTGAGTCTACAAAAGAAGAGGTGTTGAACCTTATCCAACGTAGAAATTCTGAAGGATTCGATGCGCTTTCTGATGAACAAAAGTCTATTGTAAACCATGCATATTGGTGGAGCATGCATACAAAAGGACATCTTATGATCAAGGCATTCCGTAAAAAGGTTATGCCAAAGATTAAGAAGGTATATAGCACTCAAGAAGAGATCAATCTAGAAAACGACGAAGGTGATTCTGTAATTGGATTCATCGATTTAATTGCTGATATTGAAGGATACGATCGACCAGTTATCTTGGACTTGAAGACATCTGCTAGACAATACGACGAAGAAACTAGCGTTATTTATAGCCCACAGTTAAGCTTGTATACTCATGCAATGAGTGAGAAGTACAACACTCGACTTGCAGGATACATTGTATTAAACAAAGCGGTGATTAAAAACAGGACGAAGATTTGTTCTGTATGTAATCATGATGGCTCTGGTAGCAGAGCAAAGACTTGTGATCAAGAAACTCTACAAATGGTTGAGTCTAAGAAAGGCTCAGCAGAAAAGCTTGTACGTTGTAACGGAGCTTGGAACGAAACGCTTGATCCAGATATCTATGTACAGTTTCTAGTAGAAGAAATCCCACAAGCAACTGAGGATCTCATCATTGAAAACATCATTGACATCAATCAGTCTATCAAGCATAATGTGTATAGTAAAAACTTGAGTAGCTGTTTAAATAGTTTTGGCTCGCCTTGTGATTACATCGACCTTTGTTATAAGGGCAAGATGGACGGATTAAAGGAATTTGAGAAATGACAGTAGAAGAATTAAAAGATAAAATACATCATTTAAAAGGTTCTATTACAAAAATTTCTTTAAATTCTGAAAGTAATCTTCCAATTGGAACATATGAAGAAGGATATTTTAAAGTATTAGAAGATTTAAATGGTGGAGCATATGTTTCTTGTCATAGCTTGCACAGTTGGATTAGAACAAGTCTAGTTCAAAGTATTAAAGAAGACGGTAATAATATCATGTTGACAACACAAACTAGTGTATATAAAATTGTAATAGATGAACAAAGTGAATAAACTAGAAGATATTCTTCAAGGATTACTTGCTCAACAAAAGACGTTGCGCGATTTAAAGGCTATTAGTAAATCTTCTACAAAAGGAAGCTTGACAAAGATAGAAAAACACGTATCATTATCAGTACAGCTTGTAAAAGAGCTACAGAAGAAGTTACCAGAGGAATCAAAATGAAATTTATTAGACTATCAGAAGGCATCTTTGGATTTGGACAAGGTGGAGTAAATAGGATCGAGCCAATCGACAATCGTTACGGGGAGACTGTTTACAACACTGTTTTGTATAGTAACATGATGAAAATCAGTGCAGTGAAAGAAACTGTTGACGAAGTACAAAAACTACTTGACAATGTTTCAGAAAAGAAGGACAATTAATATATGGAAAAAGTAAGATTGACACTTAGTAATGGACAAGATGTAATGTTAGAACATAACCCAGTTGATAAACCCTTCGACGATGTTATGCAGTTTTATGATGGAAATCATGTAGTTAAAGCAAAAGATGGACTACGTATTCCAATTCGTAGTATTGTTACGTACCAGATAATGGAAGGTTCAAATGGCTAAGAAATCGCAAGTAGAAATTCCTGATGTAGAAGAAGTTACAGAACTTACCTTACCAAAAGTGTTCAACAAGAGAGCATACTCAGTCATTCAAAAAGACGGACAGTATCATCTAGTTTGTGTATCTTTTAACGATAAGCTTGAAGTTGGAGCAGCCACTATTATGGAGTCGAATAAGGACTCGTTTGAAATTGAGTACTCATTGGAACAAGCTGTAGAACAAATGATGTATGACTAAATAGTTCTTGACGTAAAGTTAAACACATAGTAAACTACATACAGGAGATAACATGAAAACTAGCGAATCAATTAAAAATTTAACAAAAGCTCTTTTACAAGCCCAAAAACAAATGGGTGCAGCAGTAAAAGGGAATAAAAATCCTTTCTTTAAGTCTAACTATGCAGATCTTCCCACCGTAATGGAAGTGGTTAAAGAACCTCTAAATGAAGCTGGAATTGTCGTGTTACAACCATCTTCTAATCGAGATGGTAAAAATTTTATTACAACTACTTTATTTCATGGAGAAACTGGGGAATGGATGTCCTCAGAGACAGAAGTAGTATCAGCAAAACAAAATGATCCACAAGCATTTGGTGCTGCGCAAACTTACGCAAGACGTTTTGGATTGCAAGCTCTTCTTTTCATTCCAAGTGAAGATGATGATGGGAACAGCATTTCAGATCGTGACACAAAGTCACAAGCTAGACCAACTCCTACTGCAACCACCACAGCAGCTCCTACAGCAAAGGCTGTAGCTCCTACCACTACAAATGTCAATGCGGAGTTCGACGCTATTCCGGCTCCCTCTAAAACAGAGACTGCACCGACTACTACAATGGAACCTCTTAAAAAGTCTAGCTTTCGAAACAAAGCTGCACCAAAACCAGTAGCAGCGGCTACCTCGACTGACGAGAACGGTTGGAACTAATGTTTAGTAGGTATGTGACCAGAGATGGTCAACTAGCTGAAATTAACGGCGTAGCAGAATACAGAAACTTCAATGAAGATCACATCATGCTTTCTGGTAAAGTTGATGGACAAGATTGTGAATGGGATAAACACGGACGTTATCGCTTAAATAGGGTTCTAGGGATTAAGGAACCCCACAGTCTTGATTTAGTGAGCTGGATTGAAGATGAAGTAAATGATGGTAAATATTATTTTGAAGCAAAAGGAAAAGTATGACAGAAGCAGCATTAGATAATGAAGAACTTGTAAAAATTGAGAATGCCTCTACTCCAGAGGAAGTACTTGATACGCGTAGTCCCGCTGAAATTGAAGCGGAGCTAATGAAAAAAGCAGAGCAGGATGCTATTGACGCAATCTCAGCTCAACCACCTGAAGTAGTTGCTGGTCAATTCTTCCGTATGGTATATCCAATGTATCAAGCTCGTGTACAAGGCTTAATGGCTAAGGACGCTAAAGAAGTACTTGATGCTCTCATTTCATGGCCTTTAGAACGTGAGAACATCATCTTCCGTTCAGAAGCTGTAGAGTCTGTATTTTCTCTTGGTACTAGATTACTAGATGCTAAGTTTATTATTTTACAAGCTGCTCAAATGGATGAAAAGATTGCTCTTGACAAAGCGTCTGAAGCAGGAGATACTAGTACTACAGAAGCAGTATTAGCATCTGTACAAACAAGTTTCGAACAAGGAGAAACCGCGAATGGCTAGACAAAAAATTGGTAGTGTGTATAAATCACAAGACCCAAGTAAATCAAATTATATCAAAGTTGACTTGCAAAACAAGGACAGCATTACTCTTAAACATGGTGAATATGTTCAAGTTGAGTCAAAGGCTTACCAACTGAAATCACTAGATGCTGCTGTAGCTGCTGGTAGAATGTCAGAAGAAAATGGTGAAAAAGCTAGAGCACGTATTGAAAAGATGCCTGATTTTGTATTAGGTGAGTTGATCCTCGTTACTAAATAATCTCTCCACAACTCATCTATCCCTCGACCCACAGTTAAATAGTTCCTCCGCTATTTGATTGTGGGTTTTTTATTTTAAGGACTTCAAATGAATAAACAATTTTATCACGGCGACTATAACAAAGGACATAGAAAAGAATTTACAGCATGTGTAGAAATTCCCACCAAAGAAAATCTACGTATTGATATTTGGAAGCTATTAGGAGAAAATCCAAAGGCTGTTGTAAGCTATGATGTAGGTATTGCCAGAGTAAGCCCAAAAGATCGATACAACAGAAAAACTGGACGCGAGCTTTCTGCTTCTAGAATGCAAAAAGAGGAACTAAAGCTTGTAGAAATTGCTGTAAATGACAACGCAAAAACTATTGTATTATCTAACGAACGTGTTATGATAGTACTGGAGATGAAGGAAGACCGGGATAAAGTTCATCTCATAGAAGTACAAATTGGCAGATAAAAAGGGACAACATGGAAAAAGTAACGATGGAAAATAAAAACAAATACTTCAACTTTAAAGAAACTCTAACTGGTAAACCAAAGCTAATGACTTTGAAACAGATCCAAGAGTTTAAGACTGATCCAAACAAAGACTACTACACATCTATTTACAGTTACAATGATGCTCATAAAAAGCGTGTTGAAGAAACCGGCTCGATTGCTGGTATTAAAGACGTAACTACAAACACTCTTGTATTTGACTTTGACAGTTCAGATCTAGAGTTGGCTAGACAAGACGTTGTAACTCTTGGTCAGCGTCTTATGACAGAGTATGATGTTAATCCAGATGATATTGCTTGCTACATGTCTGGTAACAAAGGATTTCACGTTGTATTACCACTAGACCGTGACATTACCCCAGAACAGTTTAAGCAAGCTACCGCAATTCTTGCTAAAGACCTATCAACATTTGATCCAGTAGTTTCAGATCCTCAACGTGTTATTAGACTTGAGTATACAAAACACCCAAAAAGTGGCTTATACAAAATACCACTTCATCTTGCAGAAATTGCAGAAGAAATGACCATTGATCAGATCAAGGAACTTGCAAAGACTCCGAGAGAAGACTATGAACATAGTGCTAGTCCTGTAAAACTATCAGAGTCTTTATTTAAGATTAAAGAGAAGAAAAAGGAGACTATGGCAATGCCAACAGCAGATTTCGATCCAAAGTCTTCTCCAAAAGGTTGGAAGCCATATAAGTGGGCATTAGCCCAAGGTTTCTTTGAATCCGGTGAGCGTCATAATGCTCTCATGGTAATTGCAGCAACTTGCCGTGGACTTGGATACGACAAGACTACTACTTACCACATCTGTAAAAGTGCTATTGAAAAACAGGCTAACAGATACGGCGAAGACAAGTTCAACAAAGAAGAGTTATACAAGAACATCATCGAAGACTCTATCTTCTCTGATAAATGGGAAGGTGGACAGTACAGCCCTGCTACTAATCCTTGGTTGAAAAAGTACTGCGACAGAATGGGACTTGATACTACAGATAGAGATCATGTTCCAGTAGTTCAACTAGAAGACATCCAAGAAGAGTTCATTGACTACGTAAAGAACATTGATGCTAATACAATTCTAACTGGTATTCCAGAACTTGATGAAGCTCTACCTCTTACGATTGGTATGAACCTTGGTGTGATCGGTGCTCCGTCTTCTGGTAAGACTGCAATGATCTTAAAGATCCTTGAGAATACATCTAACGCTGGTGTTATTTCTGTATTTGCTTCTCTAGATATGCGTCGTAACAGACTTTACGAGAAACTCTTGTATAGATTGTCCGGCCTTAATCGTAAAGAGCTATATGAAAAGATCAAGAAAAACGAAGCTGGACCAATCTTCCAACTAGTAAAAGATAAATACAAGAATGTGTACTTCTACGATCGTTCTTGTCCTACCGTTGAAGATATCAAACAATACATTGGTAAAATCGAAGATCAAACTGGTAACAAGGTAAAGCTACTTGCTGTGGATTACTTTGAACGAGTTAATGCCGATAAGTCAGATGAAACTGCTGCTTCTAAAGAAGTTGCTGGTAAACTACAGGATTTAGTCAACGATCTTAACATTTGTTTGATCACTCTAGTTCAGCCGAACAAGTTCTCATTGAGCGGTGGACCAGATACTCCAATTCTAAACTATACAAGCATCAAAGGATCTTCTTACTTGTATCAAGCTTTCCGTTCTATCATTTCTATCTGGAGACCTTTCTTTACTCCAGAACTTAAAGACAATGACAAGTTTCTTCAACTTGCTATTCTTAAGAATGACTTAGGTGAGCTTGATCTTTTCAACTTCGGTTGGGAAGGTAAACGAGGCGAAATCTGGGGTCTTGGAGAAGAAGGTGAAGAAGAACTTGAAAGACTTCTTAAGATCAAAGAAAATGCTAAGAATAAGACTACTGATAAAGGTGAGGATGATTGGCGATGAAAAGAAGCGAAGTCGTTGAAATTATTGTTGCAACTATGAATAATTATTATCCAATCAATAGTCCCGATATCACAGAGGTATCTGAAAAAATTCTTCGTTCATTAGAGGAAGTTGGTATGCTTCCCCCCAATAGAGCAATTGTAGATGGAAAGTTCAATCAACAAAAATTCAATGAGATTGTTAATACAGGAATTAGTTGTAATCAGTGGGAGAAAGAATGAAACAGATATCAGCAAATGGATTAAAAGGTACTCTAATAAAAGACGGTAGCGCACTATATTTTAGGGTTTATACTCATTCAAATTTTGTAGACTATGAAGTTTTAATGCACGATTTAGAAATACAAATAAAAGATAGCGATGCTTTTTTAAAACAAAATGAAGTACTTGATTATAGTGATGAAACTTTAGGGAATTACGAATGAGTGCTGAAAAATGTAACATCTGTGGAGTATCTGGAACTAGCACATATAAATGCTGTGGTAATAATAAAGAAGTTCGTATTAAACAGATACAAAAAGAAATTTCGTTTATTGCTGTTGACATTTATAATCTAGAATTAAAAAAAGCAGAACTATATTCAGAGTTGGACAATCTACTTCTTGAAGAATGATCTACTAGGTAAACTCTGGACTCTTTTGTATATAGAAACTGATTACGACGAAGATAGTCTAAAAGAATTGTGTGAGAAAATAGTTGAGGTAATGGAAAAACATGACATTGAAGAAAAAAACAAAAAAAATTGATCGACTATTTGATATCTTCTGCGGAGAAGCCGTTGCTGTGATGGTAAACCGGGATTCCGAGTCTACAACACAAACGGAGACAAAGATTGAGACCTTGAAAGCTCCTATTGTATTGGGTGGATACCTTGTTGATACTGATGACGAGTTTCTATATCTAGGACTTGATCCAGATGCTATTAATCAAGCAGTGAGAAGAGATACGGTAGTTCACGTAGAGATAATGGACAACCCACTCGACGAAATTATGGCAAGTGCAGAATATCCAAAAGATGGGAAGATAAACTAATGTTCGGATTATTTAAAAAGAAAACAGTAATAGAAAAAATTAAAACAAATTCTGGAATTGCTATTGTTCATTACGGACAAAATGAAAAAGGATGTATTACTAGATTTCCGAGGGTTGATTGGTGGGGAGATGATTATTATATTGTATCAGGAAAAGATCGTGTAGAATCCTATTTAAGGGATATAAAAAGTTTTGTTCTATTAGATGATGGTATAAGAGTTCCATTAACAATGATTAAAAGAATTGACCCAATTATGACAATTGAAAACGAAATTGAGGTAGAAGCTTGAGATTTCTATTTGGAATCCTAAAAGGACTTAACAATGATACCCCAACTAGATGGGAAGTTCGTTACTGCTTAAACCTCATTGATAAGTATGAAGACCATGTTCCTCTTACTAGTAGAATTGTAAGAATGATGGAAGAGTATGCTGCTGGATATGATGTAGAAAACCTTAGAGATATTCATCTAGTACCTTACGAACGTGTTAGACAATGTTTGATTAAGGGTTGTAGAATTTCGTATGAATTGGAGAAAAAATGAAATTGATTATTGCTGGTAGTAGAACTATCGTTCCTAATTTTACTGATGGTCTTTATACAGCATTTCAAATGTTTGATATAAATGAAGATGATTACGAGGATTTTGAAATTGTAACAGGCGGCTGCCCAACTGGAGTAGATGCTTGGGCAGAATCTTGGATGAGATCAACCATTTTTAATGCGGATTGGGATAGACACGGTAAAGCGGCTGGCCCCATACGAAATCGAGAGATGGCCCAATATGGTGACGCGCTTCTTCTTATCTGGGATGGAGAATCCCGTGGATCTAAGAATATGAAAGAAGAAATGCTTAAGTTGAAAAAACCTGTATACGAAGTGGTGATAAGAAAATATAACGTATGAGCTACGATAAAGAACTCATCATTGATCTAGAGTTTGCGCTCTGCGCCAAGTTGCAGCCAGTTTTCCTTGCAATAAGTGAGCCAGATGAAGACACGGGTGAGATAGAGATCATCATATCTTGCAATCAATTTGGTAGAAAAAACATACAAGAACGAGTTTCTATCATTTTCCAGTTGATTCAGAACTACGTGCCTGATATACTTGAAGATAGGTTGATAGTAGTTACAGCTTTGAACAACAACGAGATGGACGAGGTACTGGATGATCTATTTAGTAGGGAGTTATTTTGATTAAAGTGGGAGACATTGTTATGGTCGTCGGTGCTTTGGATAAAAGAATCAGGGATAAGCAAACAGATGGCCCAGTTTATGGTACGGTGGACCAGCTTTTGTCAGATAATCAAGTCAGTGTAATTCTAGAAGATAACGATATCTGGGTAGGTTTATTGAGGGAAGTAACTAAGCAATGAAGTATCTTGTACTTCTTCTATTATCAGGCTGCGGCATTCATGTAACATCAGATCCAATTATCGTAACTCATAAGCTAGACTTATCACTAGTACGTCCTTATTGCGAGCAGAAGTGTAACAACGATGCTGCTTGTGTAACTACTTGTATCAATGATTTCTTGTTGACTTTGGGTAGTGTTAGCGTAAAATAGGAGAGGCATGGATAATACAGAAAAGCTTGTATTTGGTAAAGCAGGGGTAAAAGGTGTTGTAGGTCTTGAAGTAGCCGACGATACAGCAGAAGTCTTTGTACAAGATAAAGATGGTGGTATAAGTTCTGTATTTGTTTCTAATAGATTCTGGATTCTCTCAAATAAAAATCTCAATGGAAAGTTCGCGAAGCTTAAAGGTGATCTTCATTATAACTGGGGCACACAATTCAAGGATAGAGCAACTTGGTCAAAGTGTCGTGGTGCTTGGAAAAAGAGTGACGATATTTATACTATTTGGTCAGAACAAGAAGCACTAATGACTAAAGACGGAATATGTTATTATCAAGGATTGAATCCAAAAGACGTTAGTGTTCTTTCTTTTGACTTAGAAACAACTGGCTTAGATCCGTCAAACGAGAATGCAAAAATTGTATTAATCTCTAATACTTTTCGTTCGTTAAAAGGAAAAGAAACAAAGCTATTTAGCTATGACGAATATGAAACAGAAGCCGATATGCTTTTGGATTGGTGTCAATGGATTTGTGACAAAGATCCTAGTATATTAACTGGTCATAATATTTTTGGATTTGATATTAGATATCTATTAGGTCGAGCTGATTCTTGTGGAATTACTTTGAATATCGGTAGAGATGGTTCAGCACTAACTCCACATGAATACACATCCAGTTTTCGTATCGACGGTAGCCGTGATATGGAGTTTACTAATGTAAAATGTTATGGACGAGAAGTAATAGATACTATGTTTTTGAGTTATCGTTATGATGCTGTTAAAAAGAAATACGATAGTTATGGACTAAAGTCTATTATTAAAACTGAAGGACTCGAAAAAGAAGGCCGGACTTTTTATGATGCCTCACAAATTAGATATAAATACAAAGACCCAGAAGAAATGAAAAAGATTAAAGAGTATTGTATAGATGATGCTGATGATGCTCTTGCTCTTTTTGATCTAATGTGTCCTGCTTACTTCTATCAATCACAATCGACAACAAGATCTTTTCAACATCTTCATATTTCAGCAACAGGTGCTCTTATTAATGGTATTCTAGTGAGAAGTTATTTACAAGAAGGACATAGTATCCCTAAAGCAGATCAACTAGAAAAACTAGAAGGCGGTATTAGTTTTGCAATTCCGGGGGTCTACCGTAATCTAGTAAAAATTGATTTAAAGTCCGCATATCCATCACAGGTATTGCGTTTTAAACTATTTGATAAATCTAAAGATCCAGAAGGAAATTTTTATAAACTAGTTAAATATTTCACAGAACAAAGATTTCATTACAAAAAGATGAATAAACAAACTGGCGATAAAAAATGGGAAGATCTTGACGCATCTGGTAAGATTTTTATCAACTCAGCGTATGGTGCTTGCTCGACTAACGGTCTCAACTTTAATTCTCCTGAAGTTGCTGCAAAAATTACATTAGAAACAAGAAATGTTATTGATCTTGCTTTGAAATGGTCTAGCGGAAGAGGAAAAGATTATTGGATGGATTTGTTTAAGTCTATAACAAAAGGAGAAACAGAAGATGAATCAGTATAATTTTATAATCGGACCAACTGATACAGACAGTATTTCTTTCTGTAAACAAACAATGGAACCTTTTAATAAAGAAGAATTGGATAAATTATTAAAAGAGATCAATGAAATTTCTCCAGAAATGATGATATGGGAAGATGACGGATACTACAAGACCGTTATTACGTTGGCTGCTAAGAATTATGTCTTAGAAAAATATGACGGGTCTATTACATATAAGGGTAATAGCATTAAAGCTCCAATGAAAGAAATTGCACTAGCTGAATTCATTAAAAGAATCATTAAAGAGATTCTAGACGAAACCAATAGATTCGTCGATGTATACCATGAATATGTTAAAGAAATTTTAAATATCAAGGACGTTACCAGATGGTCAAGTAAAAAGACCATCACACCGAGCGTAATGAACCCAAAGAGAACTAATGAACAAAAGATAAAAGACGCTATACAAGGAACAGAATATGTCGAAGGTGATAAAATCAGAGTTTTCTTTAAATCAGACGAATCATTATGTTTAGTAGAAAGATTTGATGGTGATTTTCACATGAAAAAGATGCTAGAAAAATTATACGATACCGCCCAGATCTTTAAATATGTTCTTGTTGTTGAAGATCTGTTTCTTAATTATGGATTAAAAAAGAATCAGAAACTTCTGGAAGAATTAAAATGAAAGATTGGACAGGACATAAATTCGGAAAATTGACTGTACTTAGATTCGACAAAAGACAAAGATACGGGAAAAATAACAAAGGAAGCACATATAAATGGTTATGTGTTTGTGAATGTGGAGAACCTTCTGGATATATCATTCCCAAAGTCTCTTTCAGTCTATCTAAAGCAAAGCTCCTTGAGAAGACTAAGGATAGCCAAATACTATGTGATGAATGCTTTCTTGAAGTCCTTAAAGAAAGTAAAAGGAAACTTGCAATTAAACATGGACAATCCAATAGAAGCTATACATATACTTCTTGGTGTTCTATGAGAGAGCGTTGTAACAATCCAAACAAAGACAACTACCATTACTACGGAGGTCGAGGGATTTCTGTATGTAAGCGTTGGGATAGTTTCGAAAACTTCTTCGATGATATGGGAGAAAGACCATATGGATTAACTTTGGATAGGAAAGATCCGAATGGGAATTATGAGCCAGAAAATTGTCACTGGGCAACTTCTATGGAACAAGGAAAGAATAAAAGACGATGACTAAACGCAAATGCCGTAATCCCCACAACAACGGCAATCTCACAATGGAACAGATCATCACCCTTGCAATGGATAAACTCGGATGGCCTCGTGCTAAGTGCTTGTCATGGTACGAAAAAGAGAATGCTAGTCTTAAACATGCTCGTCCCAGAGAGTTGATGGAGAGAGGACAGACAAACTTGATCGAGGAGCTTCTAAATAAGAGGGAAAAAGATAGAAAAAAGGAAGATAAGAAAAGAGAGGATAAAAAGAATGAAAACAAGGAATGAACTATATTCCGATATATCAGATAGTTTAGATGTCTTTGAAAAATGGGCTTCTCGTGGTCTTATCATGGGACAAATCAAAGAGAAGTATGATACAACTCGTTGGTATGCTTACCTAAGTACAGAACTTGAGCTACATACATTGTTCTATCCGAGACATATGTATAATAGATTCCCAAATTGGCTTAGAAAATTGGATAGAGCAATCTTTAGACCTTTCTTTAAATACACTGGTATTAACATTGTATTTCGAAAATGGCAATACTTTTGTTATATACAAGCTTATAAAGAAGTCTTAACAAAGTATCCAGACGTTCAACATTGTATTAACTATACAGAGATCCTTGATCAGAATGTATTATCAGCGTATAGGAAATATAGGGAAGAAAATAAACTTGACATAGAAGATGAAGAGTAATAGACTATAAGAGTGTGACGGAGCCGAGTTAGGCCGAGCAAGTACGGTCAGGTAGTAGGTGATGGTACCCCACTGGATAGAACCCTGATTACAATAAAACAGCGTATTGTAACGTCACACAAATTTTTTTGGGAAGTAGCTCAGTTGGTAGTAGCAAATCGCTGTTAACGATTAGGTCGCGTGTTCGAGTCACGCCTTCCCAGCCAAAGTAATGGTGGTTCGACTCCACCTCGGTTGCTGAGTTTGGGTAAGACGGGAGTTTGGTGGCAGTGCCAAATGATTGTCTCAACGGGGAAAAAATAGCCGTTGAGTAACTCTAAGTGAGACAAAGCACGTAGTAGGAGCCGCACGATACGCGGCCCAAAATTTGAGAGTAGCATAAATAGCCGGTGCAAATCAATGAAATGCAAGACAGACCGCAAGCGTATATGATCAGGTCGAATGAAGTCTATGTGGTAGTGGCGAACCACCTCTCAATATTTTTGTGGTGCCAGATACTACGCACTTACCCGTAATGGTGTACAGAGAGCGGACAGTCGGAAAGCTGGTAAACGGGATGACATCGGCCACATTTTATATTTTATGAAAGTATATCGTAAAGGTACAGAATTAGAATACAAAAAGTACAACGTACTTCTTCACAAAGGTGGAGTTGGGGATACTATAGCAGCGTTACCAGCTATTAAATACATCCTAGATTTCCACAAGAACATCATTGTCAATCTTTGGACACATGATTACGCTGTTGATCTTTGTAAAGTAGTATTCCAAGAGTATAAGAACATCACAGTAAAAGGAATGTCGCTCTATTTTACGGAAGCCGACCAATCTCTACCAGCAAGAACTCCCCATTCACATAGTCTCACTAATCTATCAGTCAACATGGTCGATCATGCCTTCCAAACCATCGTTGGTACAATTCCAGAAGACAAATACAAAAGCTATCTTCAACTAGATCCAATTCCAGTTGATGAATTCAATCTACCGGGATTGTATGCTGTTGTAACTACAGGATTTACTAGCGAAACTCGCGAATGGCTTGCACAATCTGTGAACGAAGTCAGTGACTATCTTGTAGCACAAGGAATCACACCAGTTTACATTGGTAAAAGTTACACACAAGCATATAAAGGGACAGGAATTACAGGAAACTTCAAAGCTGACTACACAAAAGGAATCAATCTAATAGACAAGACGAATCTATTTGAAGCTCATTCTATTATGAATGACGCTGTAGTGACTTTGGGAATAGATAACGGGCTTATGCATCTTCATAGTATGGGAACCGGAGAAGCTATTTGGGGATTTACGACGGTAAGACCTGAACATAGACTTCCACCTAATACAAATCATCTAGTTGTAGCTCCAACAAAAGAAGAACTAGCTTGTACATTTTGTCAGAGTGATCAAAACTTTCCAGATAGTGATCATTCTTTTACCACTTGTTTTTATAAAGACTATAAATGCTTAGAACTTATGACAAGCAATAAATGGATTGCAAAGTTGAAGGAGTTGGGAATATGAAAATATATGGACCAGATCCAGAGTTTGATAAAGTATTGGAAAGCGTAACAAAAATGGTTAAAGAACGGGAAATGTATATGAATTACGATCAAACTTGGGGACAAAACACAGGAGAAGAAACGCGTAAGTCTTGGGAAGATAAGTACTGGTCGGGATTCTTCGAACGGTATATGTCAGGAAAGGGTATTGACGTTGGTGGAACTGGATACCTTGAAAATGTTCACGCAGTACTTCCTAGTGCCGAGATAGTAGACCTGAACTATCCGGGATATGATGGACGCACTCTACCGTTTGCAGACAACTCTTTAGACTATGTGTACAGCAGTCATTGTCTTGAACACATCACAGACTATAAGAACGCAATACAAGAATGGTTCCGCGTTACTAATAAAGGTGGGCACATCATTATCGTTGTACCCCATAAATATTTGTACGAAAAGAAAGAATCTCTACCTTCCCGTTTCAACGAATCGCATCTAAGATTTTATACAGCAGCTTCTTTATTAAAAGAAATTGAAGAATCATTAGTACCAAATTCTTTTAGAATCAGGTATTTATATGAAGCAGACGAGGGACACGATTATAATCAACCGGACACAGAACATTCTAAATGGAGATATGAACTCGAAGTTGTACTGGAGAAACTATGATGGACGTTCTAATTGTATATATTACGATAGCTATATATTTTTATATTGACTTATCTATGATGATGTCTTAAACTAATTAGGAGGTAATCTATGTGCCAAATCTGCACTCTATTAGAAAATACATGGCCCGGTCCTAAAAATCTTGTGCGAGCTATCTACGAACTATCCCCATCTGGAGAACACATTGAAGAGATCATTAACAATGTTTCTAAAGGGCTTGACGAAGAAGAACGTGCTAATCTTGCAACTGAATTATTAAAAGAAGCATTAAGGATGAGTCCATAATGGGTCAATTTACTTTTTTAAAATCAACCAATCTATCTGAACTTGGTCCTGATTCTATTATCCCAGAATCCGACTATTCTATTATGGGACCGGATGGAATGTTCCACCAGTTCAAATATAAGGACGAGTCTAAAGGTGTACATAAGTACGAAGTAAATCCGGGAACTTGGAAGATTACTAAGTCAATGTCTGAATATAAACTTGAACCAACTTCTTTTGTGAAGGACTCTATCCTAGAAGAGTTTGTCAATACAAGAAAGATTGAAGAAGTTGTATCTTGCTTCTTTAATAACCTACATCTATACAAAGAGTTTGGTATTGAGATTCCTAAACGTGGTGTTCTTTTGTATGGTCCTGCTGGTACTGGTAAGTCTACAGCCATCTCTAAATGTATTGAAGAGTACTCCAAGGACGAAAAGACTGCTATTATTGTTTGGCATTCTGCTAAAATGGAAGCGTATGAAGTTAAAGACTTTATTTCAACATTCCAATATATTGGTGTAGAAAAGCTCATCCTAGTTATTGAAGACCTTGGTGGTATTGAGAACGAGAATACTCGTATTGCTTCTGATCAATCCCTACTATCTCTTTTAGATAATCAGGAAAAGACTTTCACCCTTCCTATCATGATCATTGCCACAACAAACTTCCCAGAAAACTTCGCATCCAATCTTACAAACAGAGCCGGACGTTTCGATGACAAAATCGAGGTGGGCTATCCAGATGCTGCAGCTAGACAGTCTCTCCTTAAGTTCTTTGCTAAAGACTACGCAACTCCAGAAGCATTGGAGTTCGTTGCTGGTACAAAATGTCAAAGACTTCCACCTTCTCAACTTCGAGAATCTTATATTCGTTGTAGACTTCAATCTAAAACATTGTTACAATCATTAAAGGAAATGGTTGGAGAGGCTGAGTTATATGATAAGGCATTCTCAAAAAAATCTGGTGTAGGTTTCTAATGAAAGATCGTTGGAAACATTTATGTTATCCATTATTAAATCTTAAGGGTGGCGAAATTGAATCATTAGCAACTGATTTTTATTTTATTTATGCTGATAGATTACAAATAGATGGTAAAGAACATTTAGTAAATCTATATAACCACAAACTAATAGGCGATGGGACAGAAGAAGATGAAGGTCTTTAGATTAAGCGGACTCGATTACAAACTAAAACCCGGAGAAGTTCTTACTAATCAAAGTGCATATTTATTAGAAGATAATTGGGATCTATTGGAGAAAAAAATTGGTAAGCTATACGGTAGATCTACTAGCAAAAGTCAATTGGAAGAAATGTTAAGGGAATTACATGGTATCGACGACTTCTTTGCAGGATCATAAAAATAAGAAGATCTACGAAAAAGTGATTCGTGATCTAAAAGCTGTGTTACAAGTCTTAACATTAGCTCAAAGAGGACTTACAATGTTTAAGAACTATGTAGCAGTTCAAGAAGTGATCTCCGTAATTAATACCAATGTTACTTTGATGGACTTAAAAGTAAAAGACTACGAGAAAAAGTTAAAAGCGATTGTAGATAAAGAATAATATGGCAGTACGGGATGATGAAATATTGCGACTTACGAAGTACGCAGAAGGACTTGGCCTCAAGGTTAAGTTTCTTACTCGTTTACGTAACTCCCCTGCTGCTGAGTGGACACTAGACGGTACTGAGATTACTGTATATACAAATAGTAGTACCACAAAGATTGATATCATTCTATCATTAATACACGAACTTGGACATCATGTCTGGTTTATCCACGAAAAGAATAGACAGCCCGATCTTAAATTTGAAGAGGCTATCGAGCGACAAAACTTACATGAGTGTGAGCTATCAGATACACCAGCACCTAAAGCACTACGCAAAAAAATACTAAACACGGAAATAGCAGGAACCCAATGGTGGGATGTTATTTATCGAGATACTAATTGTAAATTTCCAAAATGGCGACTTGAGGCAAATAAAGAGTTTGACATCTGGGTTTACAACGTATATTATTTAACTGGACACTTTCCTTCTAAAAAAGAGGGAAGAGCAAAGTTTAAGGAAATTAAAAGGAAATATAAATGAAAAAACCAAAAGTATTAATTTTTGACATTGAAACATCACACTTAGAAGCCCCGGTATTTGACATTTGGGAACAAAATATTCCACATAATAATTTAAAAGTTAAAGAATGGTCTATGATTTCTTTTAGTGCAAAATTCCTCGGAACTAAAACTGTCATATACAAAGATAATAAAAACAAAAAAGATAAACGAGATGATAAAGAACTAGTAAAAGCCTTACGTGATCTTATTGACGAAGCTGATATAATTGTTACCAAAAATGGTATTCGATTTGATATGAAAATGTTCAATGCTCGATGCGCCAAACACAAAATACCAAGACCTTCTCTATGTGAACATATTGATCTAGAGCGCACTCTTAGACGTAATTTTAAACTAGTTAGTTATAGTTTAGAGTATGCATGTTACTATTTCAATACAAAGCACCAAAAATTAAAGCATGGAAAATTTCCGGGAATGTCTCTTTGGATTGAATGTATTGCTGGAAATCCAAAGGCATGGGCAGAAATGAAGCGGTATAATAAACACGACGTTTTGTGTACAGAAGACTTGTGGTATGTTTTGTTCCCTTGGATTAAAGAAGCTAATTTTGGGCACTTCACAGAAAAACATGTGTGTTCTTGTGGTAGTTCTCATTTAACAAAACACAGCAAAAAAACTACCAAGTCTGGAATTTTTCAAAGATATCAATGTCAAAGTTGTGGAAGTCTATATACAGACAAAATCAATCTACGAGAAAAAGGATTCTCTAAAAAACTTCTTGTAAAAGAATAATAGCTGATATACAATAATTAGAGGAGAGTTTATGAAATACTTATTGATGACGAGTTTGATGATGTTAGTAGCTTGCGGACCTGACCGAGAGGTAGTTCGTGTTGTAAATGGTATCGATGGCGAAGATGGCATGAACGGTGAAGACGGTCAGAACGGTGCTGATGGACAGAATGGTATGGATGGAGCAGATGGTGAAGATGGGCAATCTTGCTCTATTGCTAGACCGGAAGAAGCCAACTATGTCATCATCACTTGTGCTGATACTAGCGCAATTGTTTATGATGGACAAAACGGAATGAATGGCTCTGACGGTCAAGACGGAGCAGATGGTGAAGATGGTTCTGATGGCGAGGATGGGCAAGATGGCACCAACGGAACAAATGGTACTAACGGAACAAATGGTACTAACGGAACAAATGCTTCTGGTTGTACATTGACTCTCAAAAGTCAGGACAAGTACTATCTAACTTGTGGATCTACAACTATCCTTATTAATAATCTAACATCAAACGGAAATAGGAATAACTAATGAAAACACTATTACTACTTTTACTTGCTACAAATTCATATGCAAATAACTGCTCTTCAAATACTACAGTAGATGAAGCTATATCATACTATAACATCGATGCAAATACTCCAAATCATTTAAAAGGTGCTACCATTACTGTTACCCTTGCAAATGGAAAAAGTAGTACAGTCCCCGCAGAAAGGTTTAAGGTTGTACCTCGCTTTCAACAGTATATCATTAAAACTGCGCAAAATACTACAACAGAAACTTGTACAATAAACGATCCAAATAAGAACCGCGTATCAGCATTAGGTGGTTACGGATCTAGGAACAAACTATCAACCTCAACTACTGGTAATACGGTAGAAGTTGAGAACAGTAGAGGTCTTGTTGGTGGTCTTCAGTATCAACGCCTAATCACTGACGTACTATCTGTTGGTGCTCAAGCTCAGACTAATAAGACTGGACTACTTCTAATTGGGTTAGATTTCTAATATGATTACTGCACAGATGGCTAGAGATCTGGTAGAGACTTATCCCAGTAGAGTTTTCCAAGAACAACTTAACTCCGTATTAGCTGATATTAAAATGTCGGCATCAATGGGAGAAAGATCAATTTCTTCTGATTTATCTAGATTTAAATATAAAGAAAGAATTGTTATTGAATTAACTAAAGCTGGATTTAATGTTAAAGAATCTACATTTTCTTTCAATAAAAAAGAACAAATACTAGATGTCATTTCTTGGTAACTTTTAACTTGACAACAACTTTTAAGAAAGGTAAACTATTTGTATGAGCAGACATGTTATCGACACAGAAATCCTACAAGAACTTATTAACAAAGTTAAAACACTTCCTTACGAACAGGTTGCTGAACTTCTGAGCAAGACAATTACTAATGCAAAACAAGTACTTGAGCAAGAATCAGAGCAGCCAGCAGAAGTTCAAGAAGAAGCAAAAGATGAGTCGCAGTAAAAAAAGATCTATAGACGAAATTCAAGAGCTTAAGCGAATGATCAGAGATCGTGATCAAACCATAAAAAGCTTGGAACGACAACTAAAAAAGCTTAACAATGAATTAGATCCTCCTTCTAAAAAGAAAGCTCCTAAAAAAGAGCAACCAAAAGAAGAAGTCCATGAAAATGCTTGTCCCACTTGTAAAAAGGGAAAGCTCACTACAACAGAACTTGGTATTCGAGCTTTTGTTCGTTGTGATAAATGTCCACATAAATTAGTAATTAAGCGTGGGTAAGAAAAAAGCAAAGAAATACAATCTAAAATCTCGCATAACTAGCGCACTTCGTCGTATCTGGTTCTATGGTCCCCAAAGGCGAGAAGCAATGAAGATTGCTAAAGAGCGTGGATACACTTGTGCTATTTGTGGCAAATCAAATCCCAAACTCCAAATCGATCATATAGTTCCTGTAGTCCCACTAACAGGATTCGATAACTGGCAAGCATACATTGATAGACTCTTCGTTGGTCCAGAAGGACTCAGAGCACTTGATGCTGAGTGCCACAAGACTCACACTGCGATCCATTCCGGAATTCGTAAGAAAAATAAGAAATCCAAATAATTTTCCTTGACAAGAATTATGCCAGCTTGTATCATATTAGTATGACTACACGTAATAAGATCATCCTATCAGTTGTACTACTTGCCATTAGCTTTGTTTCAGGTAGATTCTTAACACCTGAAAAGACCAAAACAGAAGTGAAGACCGTTACAGTTGAGAAGGTTGTAACTCAAGTCGTTCATCAAAAGATCTACATCAAAGAGAATCCAGATGGCTCAAAAGAGACTACCGTTGTAACTGATACAAACACTGACAGTAAAACTAATAGTAAATCAAATGATGAAACAAAAGAATCAACAATCAGTAAAGACCGTATTAATATCTCTGTACTTGCTGGTAGTAATTTCCCTATCAATTTGTCTACTCCAATTTATGGCATCAGTGCTAACAAAAATATCCTCGGTCCCATTACCGGTGGAGTATGGGCACTATCAGATAAAACAGCAGGAATTTCAATAGGCTTAAACTTCTAGATGAAAAAAAAGCTACATGAGATCTCAGACGAGGAGCTATTAGCAAGCCTCGTTGGGGAAGATCTAAGCAAGGAATCTCTTGAATACAAGTTTGATAATCCCATTGCAAGCTTTGTACAAGCCTTTAAATTAGAAGCTGGGAAAGAAAAAGTACCAGCGAGGTTACTGTTCAATCTATTTAAAAACTGGACTAGAGGACTAGCATTTAACCAGTCGTCTTTTAACTATCAACTAGATAGCTATTTACCGACAGCGGACACTAACCAAAAGGTTTATCTAGTTAATAAAAAAGTATTAGAAATTTCTAAACAATTAGACGAGATTCTAAAAAAGAAGAGAAAGCCAAAGTACAAAAGCAAGGTTTGGATTACTCACTTTGAAAGATTCCTTTCTGATACAGGACTAGAACCCGGAACTGTATATGTCGAACAAGATATATTGTATTATGTGTACAATAGATGGTGCGACGATAATAGAAAAAAGAGCATACTAGGCTACATCTCATTTGGGGAAATGTGTGGACTAGTATTTGATAAAAAGCACTTGAATGTAAATGACCTTAATTGGATCGCTGTTAACGAAAAGATCAAGGAATTAATAACTGCGGAGGAAGTTCAACGATGGAGATTAGGAAGAAAACGAAATGCCAAAAAAGAAAACAGCAACGCGGACCCCGCTAAAAAGTACCAAGACAAAGCCCTCTACTTCCAGAAAAAAGACGAGAAGAAAGAAGACTAAGTACCCTGCTTTAAATCCGGGACTCAATCTTAAAACAAGAACTGATCTTATTGACTATGATTATGTTGATAAGCTTTCTAAAAGAGAAAAAGAGTGGCTGAATAAGTTTACTGAAGAGTGGGTAAATGCTTCTCTAGATTCTGAAAATCTTTCTAAGAATTTGTATGCTACTACAAAAGAAAAGAAGAAAGAATGCTACGATCGAAACAACGCTAGAAACCGTTGCATCTTAACTCAGCAAAGAGCACAAGGCAAGATAGAGTATACAGAAGAGAATACAAAGATATTAGGGGAAAATCCAGAAGAGGAATTGAATAAGCAGATGGACATTCAGACTAGTCATTATTACGATGAGTATAATGTACTATCAGAACCTTCTAACGAAAAAATTTTGAGGCGGCGTAAAGCATAGAGCTGATAGTTGCGCCAATCTTAGCAACTAGTTTTAGAAAAGACAAACCTTGAAGAATTGGCTTCACTTCTACTTCGATCATTTCAACACGTTGTTCTGCCAGTTCGGTCCTTTTCATGTGCTCTAGCAAATTAGCTTCGTGTTTTACTTGTACAATTTCCACATCATTGATCTTATCTTTGATGGCATCGACTTTATCGTGAAGTTTTAAGAGTAATTCTTTTTCGGTTGAGTTTTCCATATTACATCTTATTCATCTTCATTCAAGGCTTTTCTAGCCAATGGATTTTGTAGAATTGTGAAGATAGCCGCATTCATTTTTCCCTTGTCACCAACACTAGCAGCATGATCAAGAGCTTGTCCTAAGTGGGACACAGAAGGAATCTGTTGTAATTTTTTACCAATACTAGATAATGATTCAGGAGTTCCTTCTAATAGCATTTTAGAAGCGCGTTGCACTGCTGGATAACCTGATACAACTTCCGCTGCTCTATAAGGACTTGATACAAATCCAGATACAAGTTTATCAATACTACCAAGTTTTGGAGTTTCGTTTGCAAGACTACCACCGGAGATATTTTGTTTAGCGGCACTCAAATAAGATTGATTTTGAGCCGCTTGTTGCATTTCTTGTACGTTCATTCCAAGATTTCCGGCTTTATTAGCTTCTTCCATTAGTTCGGTAGCATCTTTAAGATTAGATCTAGCTTCACCTTGCATTGTAGATTTACCAGCATTCTTAATGATATCTTCGAAGAATGATTTAGTACGAGACATTCTAGCTTCTGGAGATAAGTTACTAGCATTTGATTTTTGAAAACCTTCTTCGACCGCTTCTTTTTTACCGGTTTGAACTAGAGGCTCAGAAGCTTGCCATGCAGCTTGCTTTTCTTTATTGAGCTTTTGAAGAACACCTTCTCCTAACGCATCGTTTGTATTCTTTTGTAGAGTTTGTAATACGTTATCTCTGGTTTGAGCTAACGTTGAAGTTGCTGTAGATTTAGATACGTCAAGACCCTTTAGCTCCTGTATCATTTGGTTTGCAACATCCGGAGTAAGAGATCCGGTTCTATACTTTTGAAAGTTCTCAGGTGTCCAAGTTGGCATTGCCTTTGGATTAATTTTATTAACACCAAGATCAACGATGAAATCTTCAACGTCCTTCATTCCTTCTTCAAATGGGGGAGTTACAGTCTTACCTTCTTGTGCCGCAGTTTGGAATGCTTTTGTAAATTCTGCATTCTTTTGTGAAATAGGTGCTTCAATTTGTTCTGAGATATTCTTAGCTAGACCTTTATTTTGACCATACAAAACATCACCGGCTTCTCCGAATAATGTCTGACCTTTTTCTTCGCCAACTTTTGCGGCATTTACAGCGGTCGCAGCTAATTGTTTAGCAAAAGAACTATCTTTTAGTTTTTCTAATGCTTTTTCTCCAACATTAGATACAACTTTACCTATACCTTTTGCAACAGGAACAGCAACAGCACCTTTTAATGCTCCCATTCCAATATCTTTAGCAAGTCCTTGTCCATCTTTTGAATGAGACTCACCAGCTCCTTCTACTCCGCCTAATGCAGCACTTGCACCAATTTCTGCTGGTAATGACATAGCACCAGCTCCACCAAATACAGTCATGGCTGGGGCAAGAGCACCCATTCCTTTTCCTAGTGCTGTAGATACAGGAGAACGAGCTTCTGATTCTTTTTGTTTTTGACCAACTACTTGTTTATATTTTTCGTATAAAGCACCAAGATCTTGATCAGATCCACTAATTTTTTCAATACCAGCTCTACCGGCAGCTTCAGTTTTTGCACCAAGACCACCAAGTAAACTACGAAGAGTAGATGCGTTTAAATCTTCTCTAACTTCTTTTGCAAACTTTAAAGGTTTTCCAACCAATGGAATATCACCAATAGCTTCATTAACATCACCGTGATATTTTTTATCAAGAGATTCCATCATTCTCGGACTTTTTTCGTCCGCAACGAATCCTAAATCATCATGATCTTGTGTATCTGGAACAAATCCCAAATCATCTTTATCCATTATTTAACTTCCTTATATCCACGTTTCAAAGCTTCTTGTAGCTTATCTTTTGGAATTGATCCAGACTTTCCATCTGGAGAAATAACTTTAACCATATCAGAAGGTGTTGCTTTGGATTGCTGAACTTGTGCAAGTGTTTCAACTGCTTTTGGATTTTCTGATGTTGCAATTCTTGCTAATCGAGATTGTAGCGTTCTATCATAATCAGATTGACGAGCTTTGTATTGTCTTTCTGGAATACCTTGTTTAGCAACTTCGTAGAAATCACTAATTTGCTTATCTGCTAATTTCTTTTCTCGATCGATTGTATCTTTGATGTTTTCAACGAATTTACCCAATTGAGCACCAGCAGGAGCGTTTGAAGCTTTTTGAGAATATCCAGCAAGAATTGATTGGATTGAACTTGGAGTAATTTCTTTTGTACCAGCAACAGTAGGAGCACCCAACGATAACATAGCATCCAAAGATTTTGCGATCTCGTATACTTGTTGATTTGTTAGGTTATTATAATCACCTTTTGGTGCAGACTTAACTAGCGTATTAATACGATCGGCATATTGAGAAATAAGTACGTTTTTACCAGCAGCAGAACGAGCACCGGACAATTCGGGCTTATCCAAATTAGCATTAAATTTAATTACATTTGAATCAAATTCTTTATCAAGCTTGTCATTTCTTGCACTTTCTTTATTAGTAGCAAGTTCTTCGCGTTTTAGACTCATCAAATCACGACGCTCATCCAATGCTTGCTTGGATGTAGCCATATGTTGTAGTTGCGGAAATCTTTTCTCAAGATCAGCAGCAGAAACGTTATCTGGGATATTGATACCAAGACCAGCTTGTTTCATCATAGCACGAGCCAGTGATCTAGCTTGAGCAGATGCTGCACTACCCGGATCGTTCTTCTCTTGTTCTCCACGAGCTTGGAAATCTTTTACAATGCTATCAGCGTCTTTTTTCTTTTGTTCGCCAATTTTAACAAGTTCATCAACATTAGTAGGAGTTGCACGATGTCTTTCACCAGCAGCAGCACCAGCTAAAATAGTTGCAGTATTGTTTAGATCTTCGAAGTTTTTAAGACGAGCAGCCTCTGCTTGTGCTTTTTTAAGATTTTCTACTGTATTTTCTGTAAAGCCTTCTTGTGTTGGAGAACGAGATACATCAGCAGATACAGAAGCAGGTTGCTGACTTCTTACTTGAGAAGACATTGACATGGAACTGCGTTGATCGGGAATCATACTAGAAGGAGACTCTTCTTCTGGTGCATACTCATTCATTACGGATGGTTTGTAGTCGTCAGGATTAGAGAGTGGCCCCATTCCAATAGGTGTTGGAATAGATGGAGCCGGTGTTGCTTCTGGAATTGGTGTAGGACCGGGAGTGGGAATTGCAGATGCATCTTCCATTGGTTGATCATCAACACTACTACTGTTTCTTCCTAATAGCTTTTTTAGTGCTTCTGGATCGTTTTGAGAAAGAATGTCCTGTAATGTAGGCATTGTATATTATTCCTTAGATTTCTTACTACCGTGAAGTTCTGCAATTAAATCAAGTAGATGTTCATGTTTACTTGGTTCTTTTTTTACTTTGAAATGTTTGTCGATAAATGCTTTAGCAGATTCAGCATCTTTCATTTTAGTTTTTGGAATGACAAATTCTCCAGCAGAAGCCATAATAGGTATTATATCATTTTCTTCTGAGTCATGTCCAACAATTTCTGGTCCGTCAATTTCTCCACCGTGAGCTTTTTTTTGTCCCGCAAATTTTGATGGATTAAAATAAGGACTACCGGAAGATGTTGCTTGTGCTGGGGTTCCTTGTTTTGTTGATCCCCCCAATGCACCAAATGCACCATATCCTGCTTCGTTTTTTCCAAATACTCCGGCTTTACCCAAATCACCGGCAAGACTTCCTAATCCACTTATTGCTGCTGTATCGGAGGCAGCACTTGCAGCAGCTTGCTCACCGAGCGTCTTCGCTTGTCCTCCATATGCATCAGCTAGTGCATTAGCTTTACCTAAAGAAAGATTAGCACGAAGACTTGCAGAACGTTGTGCTTCAGTGTTAGCTCCGCCTACATTCATATCGCCTACACCTTGTTGACGTTGTAGGTTATACATACGAGCTTGATTTTCAGCGGCAACGTTAGCTTGCTGACGGGCAATAGAGTTTTGATCAAGAAATCTTTGACGAGCTAATTCGTTTTGCATATTAGCTTCTTGAGTTGTGTAATCTTGACCTCTTGCTTGACTTGCCATGTTACCATATTGACTTAATGCTTGTTGACGAGCTTGTCCAGCAGCCGCAGCAGTTTGTAGTGCTTCTTTACTAGCACGTTGTCCACCTTGTTGCGCTGCCATCAATTGAGAAGCGAGAGTGTCACCTGCGCCTAATTGACCACGCATTTGAGATTGTTGAAGTAATTGATTAGTTTTAGCACTTGTATCTTCAGCAACAGCACTACGAGCTTCTTGCATTTGTGCTAAATCTTGAGCAGACATCCCAGTTTGAGACATTTGCTTAAGAGCATTCATTGCATATTGTTGACGAGCAAGGGTTTCTGGTTTTTCTGTTAGAACTTGCTTTTGATCAGCATTTAGATTCAAGTTCTGTAGCATCTCTGGATCAAGTCTACCATTTTGTTGGTATTGTTGAAGCATTACTTGCTTACTTAAATCATCAACATCCAAAGCATTAATAGCATCAATAGCACGTTGTTGTGCTTCTGCTGCTGCATTGTCTTCACCGCCGCCAAATAATCCAGCAATACCACCAACGACAGCACCTATACCAGTTCCAATAACTGGAACCACTGATCCAATCGTTGCTCCAGTAGCTGCTCCGCTTAATCCACCTTTAATAGACATCTATTGCTCCTATTGACTTTTTTTTATACTATTTATTTTTGTGTTAATTTTTTTTTTGGTGCATCTTTTGTTTGTGGTTCTGTATATTTTTGACCTAGACGTTCCAGTGCTAATTGTTGCATTGATTTCTTTTGTCCAACACTAGATGCTGCTCTTTTAGACAAAGCATCTTGTGCATATTCTAATGATTGTCCTAATGTACCAAAAGATCTTGCTACTTGTTGTTCTTGTGGTGTTAACTGAGCAACAAGGCTATCACGAGCTTGTGCTAAATTTCTACCATCTCCCAATTTAATATCTGTGTCACCGAAAACAGAACCAAATTTACGACGAACTGTTCCGTATTCTCCGGCTTCTTTTGATAGATCTTGTAATTTCTTTTGTTGTGCTAAATCCAACTGTTGTGCTTTTTCATTTCTACTCATAGCACTTTGTTGTTGTCCTTTATTGAACACTTGTTCATTAAAAGGATTTTGATTAATAGTTGAAGCACCTTGATCACCTAGAAATGTTGCGAGATTTTTGGCAGCTTGACCTTGATTTCCCATATATCTAGATTGTTGACTAAGATCAACATTGGAAGAAATATCACCTAATGCGCTTCCATATTCACCAGCATTTTTACCATATACCATTTGATTAGGATCAATACCATATGAACCCATATCATTTAATAATGCAATATCTTCTTGTGAATATTGAGAAGGATGTGTTGCATCAATTGTAGTGCCGTCTGGATTTTTACCAGAAAGCATTTGTTGAATTTTACCAGCTTTTGTGTTAAAATCTGCTGCTTGTTGTTTTGCAACAGATGTGAATCCTTTATCACCGGACAATTGACTTTGTAAATCTTGTAGAGCTTTGGTTTTATTAGCTTCAATAGATGCAGCTTGTGCAGTTGCTTGTTGTTGAGCACCTTGAACAGCACCTTGTGCTGCGCCTTCAATTCCTGTCAATGCACTACGACCTTGTTGAATCGCTTGTTGTCCACCTTTAGCAAGAAGCATTCTATCCAAAGCACTGTGACCACTTCCGTATCCACCTCTACCAGCAACTTGAGAAGCTAGGAGTTGTTGTTGTCCACCTGCAGTACCACCGAGTTTTGCAAGAGCAGATGCAGTAGCAGCTTGTGATCCAAGTTGCCCAGCTTGTTGAAGTCCTTGAGGTCCAGTGTACGCAGCACCTCTAAGAGCTTGACCTTGTGCGGATAGATCTACAGGTTGAGCTTGTCCAATACCAGCAAGACGATTTGCATATGCATCAGCTTGTTCACCTTCTTTTTGTTGCAATTGTTTACCACTTGCAATAGCTTTATTAGCTTGCTCTGCTCCCGATTGCATACCAGCTTGAAATCCAGCTTGTCCTTGTTGAATACCTTCTTTAATTGCACCAGCTTGACCGGAAAGACTTGAACCAATCTTTTGTCCCATTTGCTTACCTGCACCAACATTTGCACCCAATACTTTTGATATGTTCGTGAAGCCACTGCCACTCTGTCTATTACTCGTTTGTTTTTGAGTATCTTTATTATCTTGTTGTACTGGTTTGATAGGTATCATTATATTTTCTCTATTAAATTTTATTAAATTTTTTCTCTAATTTAGTAGCACTTATCTTTCGTTTAGTTTCTTCTGTGTGTTTAAAGCCCAATCGAGCTTGTATCATTTTCTTTTTAGTCTCATCACTTCTTTTTAGTCCTTTGTGTGAGATGCTCATATTTCTTTTCCATTCTTCTGAGAATACTTTACCTTTATTATTAGCTCTTCCTGTGCTAGATTTTGCAATATTTCTTCTGTGCTCTTCTGTGAAAATTTTTACTTTTGCGCTTTCTGACATCTTCTTTTTTGTTTCATCAGAATGTTTTGCATTTTTACCACCAGATGTCAAGTTGTACCCATTTGGAGCCAAACTATTGTACGTATAGATATAATGTTCTTCTAGGTAATTAAGCTCTGATAAACTATTAGCACCGTCAATTTCCTCGATTGTGAAGTTTTCTTTTCCATACTTTTGAATCGCATGACTTATTCCGGGCCTATCTTTACGTTTGCAATGAGACTTCCATCTATCCTTAATAGACGTTGTAGTTTGACCTATGTATATCTTACCATTGATCTTATTGGTGATTTTATAAATAACCATACATATAGTTGTTAAAACTAGCCTAAAACGATTACTTTAACTCGATATGATTTATCTGGTTGTAACCCCTTGATATTTTGGATATTTATATTAGACTCACTGCGAACATATGAAATAGCAAGACCGGAAGTAGGAAGCACAGTGGGATCAGAGGCACCCGACACACTGATCACCAATAGACCTTCCACAACTGTTTGATTATTCAATAATTTAAACGATGTGTTATTTCTAGGAGTTCCAGCAGCATTCACAGTAACAGTAAACTCAGCAATAGTTGCGCTTAAATTATCTCTAATTGTTAAACGATTATTAAGAGCATTATACAATTCATCAAAAGAAGAGTTAATAGTAATACCAAGTTTTTTAACCAGCTCAGAATCATCTGGAAAATCTTGTTCAAGTAATCTGCGATAGCTTGATAGTTTTGCCATTTTATCTATACGCTCTTTGTGAAATTCCTAAATTACCAGTTAATGTAACACCATATAATGCCCAAGATTCTCTAGCAACTTTGATGCGCATTTTCATGTTCAAATATCTACAACGTTGATTTTGCGCGGGGATCAATGTTCTAAATGGTGCATTATTACTTCCACCACCAAAAAAACCAGACCCAAATCCCGGATCGGAATAGTGACCAAAGATACCATTACCTTGTCCAAATAAATCAATCTCTGTAAATTCTGGTTTAAGATCTGAACTAAATCCTGTAGTGATCTTAGTCATAGCCTTATCTTTAAACATCATAGTAGCTTCTGAGATCTGTTTGTTCATTAATGGATCACCAAAAGTAATAGCAGCGTACTGAAATTCGCATTTAATTGCGTTATAAACAGTCATAGGACCAACTACCCATTCTAGAGGTAGATTAACTGTAACACGGTTTAGTGCGGTGTTTACAGCTAATACAACCGCTTCATATAGAGTTACATCATTAATCGATTGATAACTACTGTAAGTAACTCCAGAGTCGGAATTGAGGCGAGATACGATTTCATTATAGCATGCTTTAATGTCTTCAAAGGTATTTAGGTTTGCAGAAGTTGAGAAAGATAGACCAGATCCACCCTGCGTGGTTACGTTTTTAGGAATTGTGAAAGTAGAAGAAACCCCAAATGATCCAGTATTAGAAGCTGCGAATGTTCCAACAATAGAAGGAATAGACCCATTTGTACCGCTGATAGTAACAATACGACCGGGAACTAATCCATGTGGAACTAGAGTGGTAGGACCAGTTGTTCCAGTTGTAATAATTGTAGGGTTATCTTCCGAGTTTGAGATAATAGAACCAAATTTAGCAGCAACCCTAGAAGTATAGTCACTGAAAGAAGTTCCTGTGTCTGTATCCAGATAAGTAGCCAGCGTAACAATTTTATTACGCATATTATCACCACTAGATGCGCTCATAGTAGCTTCGTAATTACGTTTAACTCTACCAGAAGTTGCTTGAACTAATAACGGACTAATAATAGTAATTTTGAAAGTATTAAATGTTACATTACTAATTTTATACAAACCATCCAAACTAGGATAAGAAGTGGTAGCAGAAAGATTGACGTAATCATTGTTAGATAATTGATGAGCAGATGCCGTAGTAATAGTGATGGAAGTACCAGCACCTGAACTAGAAGTCATGATATTAACACCAACTGTAGGATCATTATCTAATTGACGGAGAAGACTATTAAATTGATAAGTAGTAAGAGTTTGTTCTTGTGTAATTACATCACCAATATTGATTCCTTCAACCGAAGTAAAACTCAATGTCTTAGTTGCAGAATTCAAAGCACCAGAAGCTAATGTCACTTTGAAATCTTTGTCAGAATAGTCAGTTCTATCAAAGTTTTTGCGTTCCTTATGAATAAGATTTGCATCACCAGAACCCATGTAGAGAAGATCTTGACTAATAAGATTTAGACCACATGTTTGATTTCTAATAAAATTAGTCCAAGTATTAGTCAATGTACAGTAACGAAATGCAATAGTAGCATAGGTATCATCTAACTCGGAGTTTGTATATACAGTATAACTACTATCACTGTCATATCCAACACCCCAAGTAATTTTTGAAAAATTAGAAAAAGATATCCCACTAACACGAAGAACTTCTGTATCAATCGGTCTACTAACTTCTGAGCTTGCCCCTGTTTCACTGATTGGTGTAATACCCTTAGAAGTCCAAGCGTATACTGTGTTATTAGTTGCCGCTACGCTATCCGGAGCAATAACGATACAAGAAGAATCGAGCAATGAAGTAGTGAAAGGAGCTACTTCTCCCGAAACCCTATATGCACCATCTTCTTTAAATGCGAATAGAGTATCACGAAGTGGGAAAATGCGTAATATTTCTTTATCTTCAGCAGAAATGTCAAAATAGTTAAGAAGAGGTACAGCTTCGGGTTGTCCTAGTTTGCTGTAATAAATTCTATTGGGTTTTACATCATTAGTAGAAGATACAGTATCTGAGATTTGACTGTATTTGAACGCACTACCATCGCTCACATAGTTACTAGTAAATGTGATATCGAAAGTATTGGTACTACAATTAGATAATGTATACAACCCATCGATTACTGGATTAGAATTTGAACCAGTAATTACAATCTGATCACCATTATTAAATCCGTGAGCAGGAGAGGTAAGAGTAAACACGTTACTTCCAGAAGTTCCCGTAATACAACCCGGAGTAGAAATACTTGTAACATATCCAATATCAGGATTAAAGGATAAACCTAACCCCAAAGAATCAGCAATCACGTAGAATGTATTAGTGGTAAGTGATTTTTCTTCTAGATTGATAATTCCCGGAGAAGTACTAGCATTACTGAGATAATAACCATTAACAACACTTGTAATTTGCTTATTAATAACACGAATTAATGATTGAGCTGTTTCGTCAATAGCTTGTGCTGCTGATGTCAGAGATGATAATAACACTTGTTGTGAAGCCGCATCTTCTCCGTCGCCGTTAGTAACTGTAGTAAACGTGAATCCAGAAGTAGTACCGTTAGAAATACTTGTACACTTTCCTTCGTCGATATTTGTTACCGTGATAGTATCAGATGGTATAGTAGTTCCTGTAACTGTAAAGTCATATACAAGACCATTCAATGTGTTTTGAGTTTTTTCAGCAACTTGAATCGCTGTATCGGCAGAAAAGATGTTGATACCGATAGAAACGGCACCACTAATAGCAGGATCAGAACCAACTCCGCTGACAATGTAATAAGGAGTATAGTGAATACCAGAAGTAGAGTAGAGATTGAAGTATTGTCCACCGGTAATACCAGAAGCAGCGGGACATTGGATAGAAGATACCTCTTGTACACCGGAAATGAAAGTGTATGTGATGCTACCACCAGAACTAGTAATTGTAATTTTATCACCAGAAGTAATCTGAGAAATCCCAAGTAGTTGGAATGTAGTAAGACGTTGTTTAGTTCTTGTATTAGCATAAAATACAACGTTCTTAAAACGGTTGATGTCTTTAGCAAATGGTGGTTGTTCATTTGCTGCTATTAAACCTTCTCCAGTTTCAGGATTTGTATATAGATTTGTATTATATTGTACAAGTTCTTCTGGAGAACTGTCATTGAATACTAGATAACCTTGAGAGATTTCTCCCCCGGTTGGAAACGCTTCGTAAACAAGACGCATTTCATCGTCTGGAATTACAGGAATTCCACCTGCGCCCAATGATTGAGTTTCTGTTGCTGTAAAAATACGTGTACGATAGATTTGTACAAAGTAATCGCTATCAATAGTAGTAGGAATAGTCACCGTTACATTGACATTAGCAGAAGTGGTCATTACAAACGGTGTAATATATGCTGTCATTAATGCGGTAGGAATAACAGCGTTTGGTTCTATTTTAAGACGCTCAACCATTCTAGCTAGTGTATTGTCAATAATACCAATTTGTTCTGCGGTAGCTGGCACAGCAAGTCCGTCTGTAATAACTTCGTCTAGTGAAAGTGCATATGTTGCATCGCCTGTAGCACAGATATGTTGGTAGTTATACGAAGAAATTGTAGTGCTAACTCCCGGCGTTGCCGCAGCAATAACACCTGTTTTAAAAATAAATTCAATATATGTAGCTTGTACGTTTGTTAAAGCATGTGAACCATTTAGCACATCAAAAGGAGATACAGCATTCTTAATTTCAATGTATTCACCTGTAGACACGTACAAAGTAGGATTACCAGAAGAAAAAGTAATTCTAACTGTACCACCGACATTACGTTCTGCTGTTGATATATTTAACGGAGCACCGGTTCCTGTATCATTAGCATATAGGATATCACCGTCTAATTGTATTGCTAAGTTTTTAACATTGTTTAATAGAAGAGATGCATTAGAATTAAGAGGAGAATAATAGGAAGATGCGTAATTACCGTCTGTAATTAATGATGTGCTTTGATTGAGGATATCTAGATTAACACATAGAGAATTTAGATCCATTGCAATAGTATCTGTCAAATAGTTATACACTTCGATACGATTGGAAGGAACACCTAGTAATAGATTTTGGTTTACGTCTTTGTATCCCCAAACCGCACGATAAGCAACTGCGCTGTCATTTGGAAGGAACCCTGATAATTGTCCCTGAGATGGATCTAATGCGCCAGAAATATCAAGAGCTTTAATAGCACCAGCATCTTTTACTGTGGCAGAACCAAGATCTGCTGCGGTTTTAGCTGCGATCTTTTTAATACCTTCACTTGTTGTAAAGTACAAGTTTTTATTTGCTTCGATTGATTTAATACGGAGACCGGACTGTGTCTCACTAAAACTTCCTGTAAACGCTTGAAAGATAGCTTTACCATTGTTATCAAGTTCTTGTGTATCGAAGGCTAGAGTCGTACTGTAGTGAACTAATACTCTTTCTTTATATTCTAATAATTGTTTGGCTCTATCTGTACTAAATCCAAGATCTTCACTATACTCTTTGTATCCTCTTCTCGACTCAATAACGTTATCACGACGGATAATAACATCATCAGCTTGAACAAGGGAACCTTGAGGAAGACTTAGTGTATTTGGGCTATAGTTTAGTCCCACTGCTTGAATTGTAACCTGTTGAGAAGCCATCTAAGTCCTCTTTAGATCCTACGACGACCGCGTTTACCGAGGCGTAATAGGGAGAATTGATTAAATACTTTTGGTACGCTTGATTCTACACGTTGTCCGATGAGAGCAGCTTGTTGCTTATCCATTTCCGCAAGCTTACCCATAGAAACAGCAAGACCTTCTTTGTCACCAATAGCCATTAGGATACGGGCAGCAACCATTTCTGCAAGTTTACTATGAAGTTCTGGTGGAATTTGTGGGATGATACATTCGTTTGAAAGACAAATATAATCGCCTACTTGAACTGACACATACTTTTGTGGGCCACCTGAGCTATTGTTAACCCAAGTTTGTAGATCTGTTGCTTTGAACTTACCAATGTTGTTGGGAAGAATTTGACGCAGTTTAATATCGTATGTATAAGTACGATGTCCCGGATCTGTCTGAAGAAAATCTACAGTGTTAGCAACATCATACAAAGTTTCTGTGATATCCGTTTCGGGGTCTGTATAAGTAGTTGCTAAATTATCGAAATGAATATAGATATTAGTATTATCAACAGTAACACCAGATGAAGCAACAGAGAAGCTAGTAGTAATATCGGAATAACCCACAGTAGCAATAGAAGCAGATACGGTACAGCTAACATCTTCTAGTCCTAAATCATTAATAGCAGTGTTAATATTGGCAGCAGTAATAGCAGCGGTAGCACCAATTTCAAACTCATGTAATCCCGGAGAACTAGCAACAGCGGTTAATAAACTAGCGATAGGAGCGTTAGTTTGATTACCAGTAGTGATAATAATGGTGTCGCCAACTTGTACTTGAGCATTGTCTGAAATCACAAGAGCTTTTTGAAAGCCTTGGATTACAGCAGCTCTGTCATCTCTTACAAGGTAGTTAGGACGAAGATATACGAAGAAGTTCAAGGAACCGGTAGCACCTGTACTTACTTGTGGAGTGATAACGATTTCGTTACCTTCTACGTAGTATTTACCGATAGCTTGATTCGATCCAACGTTTTGTTGGAAAAAGGACTTCTCTTCTGGTGCAATACGGCTCATCTTAAAAAAGTTACCAGAAGTATCACTCCAGTTGATATCACGCACTGCCATTCCTTGTGCTCTATTAGGAATTGGATATCTGCTAATACCATTTACTAACGGAGTAGGAGGACACTTATATACAAAATATTCTTCATGCAATTCCCGAATAGCAGGAACAGCACTCAATTGTAACTCTTCATTAATCATCGTAAGAATGTCATTGTACGTCAACGTTGATTGTGACGTAGGAAACATAATACGAAGCTTAATTGAGGAAATTAAGGAATTAGTTGTATAATAAGGCTTGATTCCCGCCATTTAATTAGACTTTCATTTGTAATTTTGCAAGTTGAGCTTTCAATTCTGCAATTTCAGCGTCTTTGTCTTCTTCTGATTTTTCTTCTTCTGGAGATTCCATCATTTCATGTTCTGCGGATTCTTCGTCAGAAGCTTCAAGAGCTTGTCCATGATCAGACATTTCAGAATCGTCAGCAGCTTCTGCGCCGCCTTCAACCATCTCTTCGGCTTTAGAAAGACCTTTTTTAAGACCTTCTTTGGAATCAGAAGCAATAGAAATCTTTTTCATTCCTTTTACTTTATCTAATCCCATGCTTCCAAGATGTTCCATTAGGTCTGAAAGTACAGAGCCTTTTGCTTCTTTATGAGTAGAAGACATTGGCTTGCCTTCTGCTTTTTTCTTTGCAATAATTTTTTCAAACATTTTATTCATTGTATAAACTCCTAATTACTTAAGGTTAAACGCGGCAGAACTACCATTACCAGATGCGGTAATAGCTTGTGTAGTAGAACGAATTGCAACGTCTACTTGTGCATCGATAGAACCAGCATTAATTGCATCCATCAAATTACGTAGTGCATTAATACCTTCTTGTGGTTTAGTACTATCACCAGATTGACTGCTTAATACTTTTTCATTTAATTGACTATCACTCATTGCCGGAACTTCTACTCTTACCATTACAAACGCCATATTTATCTCCTATTTTAAAATAAGCTTTAGCAGTAATAAAGTTGTAGTAAGTGCGTGTACTGCAATCGCGCATTTTACTAATTTTGACATTTCTCTATATTCAATTTCCTTAACAACAACTGGCACTTCTAACATTCTAATTTCGTGCTGTACTATTGGAACTTCTCTAATAATTTCTTGTACTTCTCTTAAAATAACTGGAATTTCAACTCTTTCGATTTGTAACTCTTTTTGTATAATAATCTTTTCTACTTCAATAACCTGTACTTCTTTTTGTACAATGATTTGAGGTACTTCAACTCGTTCAATTCTAATTTCTTGTTGTGAACTTCCCTGAACATTAAATACTGGCATTTCTCCACCAACAATTACAACACGTTTTGCGTCTAATTTTTCATCAAACTCTCTTTGAACGATTTGTGTTGGATCTGCATATGATACTTGCCTCATGTATATAGTTGTTAATACTGTAATTATACAGTCATCATTCTAAATTTAATAGAACCTGAACTAAATCCTATTATATTACCAATACTTATCTGCATTTGACCACCGGAAGTAATGTTAAATGAGACATCGGTAATGGTAGCTCCGCCGTACTCAACCGCAAGGTCATTTACACTCCAGTCAGCGCCAGTTTTTGTACCATATATTTTAAAGGTTGTGTAAGAGTCTATTGTAGCTGTGATGGATACATTCATCAATAGTTCAAAGGATGATACAGAAGATTGAATTACAAGACCTGTAATTGATTGATTTGATGTATTATTAGTCAGTCCTGTCCATGTTGTTGGAACAATGTCACCGGCTACAGCAAGTACACCACCAGCGTTTTCAATATTTGCTAAAATAATTTTATTGATATTCCCGTGATATCCACCCAAATAATCAGTAACTAAATCAACTTCCCATGTTGGGGTATCTAATCCTACAGTAGTTCCGTTTATAAAATATGCGGCACCAAAAAGCTCACAGTCGAGCATTCTAACAATAGCAGTTCCGTATGCTTCAACTTGTGCAACATATTTAGAATTTTCAAAGATACTTAATCCGGAATAAACATTTACAGGACCAAGAAAAAGACACTCTGAAGCATTAAATGTTCCATATATATTTCCACCAAAAAATGAAGATTCTGATGTTTTTGTTAAGAAATTGCTATTATTATATGGTAAATCTAATGTAAAATAACATCTTGTTATTTCAATTAAACCATTTAATGCTAAAGTTGTATCTATTGTTACTAACCCTAGATTAATTTTATCAAAAATCAAATTAATAGTTGAAGCTGATGTTGTGTATGAAAATCCGTTTGCTACAATAGTAGCTACTGCTGACATTCCTAAAAAATTAATACTAGTTAATGTACTTGGAATAACCACTGTAGGTTCATTATATGTTCCCGGTAATAAAGCAATAACAGCATTATCAACCGCATTGGTTAATGCTGTTGCAATAGAATCATATGGATCAAACAAACTACCATTTCCTGTAAAAATATTACCAGTGGTAGAAACATAAAGAACATTATTTAAAATGGAAAGATCTTTAGCCCATTGAGCGGTAGCAGCATCTTGAGGAGCAGTAGGATTACTTACATTCTCAATTCTATGGTTAGAAGCATTAATAGTCCCAGAAGCATTTTGATTTAAATAAACAACGTTTTTTGAATCTAAAATAATGGAACCATTTGTTCCAGTTCCACTTGAAACCCCTGATGTTAAAACTATGTTTGCTGGATTTCCATCAACATTATCTCCACCTGTTAAATAAACAGATCCAGCATAATCAGGACCAGCAGCTTCACCTGTTTCAATTTTAATATCACCAGTTGGGCCAGTTAAATTACTGCCTGAAGTAATATTAACGGTTAATCCTTGGCTTGAAACTATTCCGTCAGATGAAACAGTTAATATTTCTCCCGGTGTTCCGGTAGTTTCCATGATAAGCGATCCGCTCATCGTGTCGCCAGCTCTATCTACTTTTTCATTAAAACTATTCCAATCTGTAGAAGATAATGCTCCAGTGGTAGATATATCTGCTAATGCAATAGAAAGTTCTTGATTTGGGTCTACTGCAAGTCCATTTGCTGGAGTTGCAATAGTAATAGGATTATGAGATCCTTGATCAATGGTAAATCCCGTAGCTCCATTTTCAAAATGAATAACTCCATTAGCATAAGGAGCTTTCATGTTCCAACCAAGCATATCTAAAGATACTTCAAAATATCCACGATCAGCTATTCCATCATCATAAATATGAAGGCCGGAATTAAATGATGTAAATGCACTTCCACCATTATTTAATGTAATATTTTTATCAGTTACATTTAAATTTGTAACATTTTGATAAACTGTATCTCCATAAATGTTAACATCTGCCCCAGCATTACCAATATTAATAACGGTAGCTGTAGTAGTTCCAAAATTTAAAATACCAGCAGCATTTAAATCAATAGTCCCATTTGGTGGTAAATATAAATTTTCAAATGTTGGAGAAGAAGTGGTTGCAATAGATTGCGGAAGAGAAAGTGTAATGGAATTTGCACCATTAGTAACTAATACTTGATTAGATGTACCAGTAATAGTCCCAGCAACGGGACTGGCACCGGTAGCCCCAATTACTAATTGACCATCACTGAGTACAAGGTTTTGTAATGTATTTGCTGAATCTATTATTAATGCAGAATTTGCACTAGATCCGGAGATTGCTCCGCCTATAGATGATCCACCGCTTACATTGCCGATATCAATTAAATTTGAACTTAGAGGGTCGAAGATTATCGACATAAATTATCCTTATTATGCGGTTCGTTCTGCTGACAACAAAGTTGTTCTAGTTCCATCTGTATAGATACAAGTAATAGTATATAAAGCACTACCACTTTCCGAGTATGCGTAACTGATAGTATCATTTGCAATTGTAGTTGTTGAAATAGTAGGAACAATCTTGCGACCAGCTTTACCAACTAGGAATCCAGCAGTTGTGAGAGAGCTGTCTGCGTCATTGAAAGAAGCTTGAAGAGTTTGATTTGCATCCCGTTCTGAGAATCTTTTTGTTGTATTTGCCATATATTACCCTTTTAATTGTTAAGAATTTTTTTCAGCTCTTGTAATTTTTGATCTATACCATTCTTTAAATCAAACAATTCATTTAAAATATTATCAGAAGAATTTAAAATATATTCATCAATTTTTAAATTATATTCAAAAGTTAAAGTTTCGATTTCTTCAATTTTAGTTTTGACATTGTTTTCTAAATCATCAAGCTCTTTTTTAGCTCTTGCGTTTTCAATATCAAGTTTTACTTGTTCTTCAATTGTCATAAAATTTTAACTATGTTCATTATTCCATTTATTTAATGGACATTTCATAGAATTCAATCCTGCTTTAGCCTTGAGGAAACATCCACATTCCCCACACTGCATTTGACCTGCTAAACTTTTTAAAGAAGGACAGTCTTTACACGTATCTAACCTTCTTTGCTTTTCTTCGTCGCTAACTGTTACGTCGTTTCCATCGGCAACGTTTTTAGCAACACTTTTAGCTGATTCTAAAGCAAGCTTAACTTTGTTGAGCAGACTCATGAATTTCTCCTAAAGCTCCTAATAGTTGACTATAAGAATCTTTATCAAAACTATCTCCACCAACAAATTGCCCATTAGAAAATACAAAGGTGTATGGAAGAGTTTCGCATTTATATTGCTCAAAAAATTCTTTATTAGAATCTTCTGCTTTAATATTAATGACTTGTATACCTTTTGCTTTAGCTAGATCAATAAGCGTAGGTAGATCATCTTTAAACGCCTGACAAGCAGGGCAAGTATCAGCCAATGTATTAACAAGAACATGACCAGATAGTTTACTCTTATCAAGAGCGTCTAATCCAGAAGAAAATCCAATAGTTTCTATAATATTATTCATAAATATAGGATATCCTTTCTTTTTTTACTTATCAAGTACTATCGTGGGCCCATGCAAAGTATGTCATAAGCGTTGTTATCAGGAGTTGATCCGTTGACATAACACTGAACTTGAAAACTAGT